CTGATGGTGACATTACACTAACACCAAATGGTACTGGTGAAGTTGTTATAAGCGCAGGCTTAGTTACAACATTAAATGCCGCAACTGCTACTATTCCAGCATTAAACAGTACAGCAGGTAACATCACTACGCTTACTAGCCCAACAATTGATGCACAAACTACTACAAGTACTACACTTAACGCTACAACTGGTAACATCACAACACTTACATCACCAACAATTGATGCACAAACTACCACAACTACCACACTTAATGCTACAACTGGTAATATTACAACACTAAGTGCTTCGGGTACTTCAACAGTAGCGCAAGTAGACGCAACCATACTGAACGGTGCTACACTAAATGCTACCGCTGGTAACATTACTACACTCACATCACCAACCATTGATGCACAAACAACCACAACTACCACACTCAATGCCACGACAGGTAATGTAACCACACTAACCGCAACAAATGTAATTAACACCACATTGGTTGCTACAAACTTTAGCTCAAGTAATGTTGATGTTAATGGCGGAGCAATAGACGGAGCCACAATTGGTGCCGCAAGTGCTAGTACTGGTGCATTTACTACATTAACAGCAAGTGGTAATACAACTGTTACAAGTTCACAAGGCAGCGGCAATGCAAGTTCTGGTGCGGTAGTTGTTACAGGCGGCGTTGGTATTGGTGAAAACTTAAACGTTGGTGGTGATGTTATTATCACTGGTGACTTGACAGTTGAAGGTGATACAACAACTATTAACACAGCAACACTTAATGTTGAGGATTTGAACATTACTATTGCTGACGGTGCCGCAGATGCCGCATCCGCTAACGGTGCTGGTATTACAGTTGACGGTGCCTCCGCAACCATTACATACGCAAGTGCAGATGACAGTTGGAACTTTAACAAACTAGTAAAAGCCACAACTGGTTCCATTACAACACTAACATCCACAAATGTAATTAACACCACATTGGTTGCAACAAACTTTAGCTCAGGTAACGTTGATATTAATGGCGGTACAATTGACGGTACTAACATTGGTGTTTCGTCACAAGGCTCTGGTGCATTTACAACAATAAGTGCAAGTGGTACATCAACAGTTGCTCAAGTTGATGCTACTGTATTAAACAGTGCTTCACTTAATACCACAGCTGGTAATATTACAACGTTGACATCACCAACAATTGATGCACAAACCACAACAACTACTACGCTTAACGCAACAGCTGGTAATATTACAACGTTGACATCACCAACAATTGATGCACAAACCACAACAAGTACAACTGTTAACGCTACAACAGGTAATATTACTACACTAACAGCAACTGATGTTATCAATACAACCCTGGTTGCAACAAACTTTAGCTCAAGTAATGTTGATGTTGGTGGTGGTGCAGTTGACGGAACACCAATTGGTGCCGCAAGTGCTAGTACTGGTGCATTTACAACACTAAGTGCTTCAGGTACTTCAACTGTAGCACAAGTAGATGCAACAATACTCAATAGTGCTACAGTTAATGCAACAGCTGGTAATATTACAACATTGACATCACCAACCATTGATGCACAAACCACAACAAGTACTACAGTTAATGCTACTACTGGTAATATTACAACACTTACTGCTCCTACAATACACGGACAGACAACAACAAGTACCACAATAAACAGTACCAGCGGCAACATTACAACACTAACAGGCACAACAGTTAATGCACAAAATACTACATCAACTGGTGTAAACGCAACCAACGGTAACGTTACAACATTGGTTGCTACTAACTTTAGTAGTGGTAACGTTGACATTAACGGTGGTGCAGTTGACGGAACACCAATTGGTGCCGCAAGTGCTAGTACTGGTGCATTTACTTCACTTGATGCAAGTGGTGTTTCGACACTAGCAGGCAACATTGTTGGCACATCAGGTACAGCAAGCACAAGCGATATCACAGGTGCATTGGTAATTACAGGTACTGGTGGTGCTGGTATTGGTGGTAACATCAATGTTGGTGGCGGTGCGCTACTCAATACTGATCAAACTGCTAACTACGATGTTAAAGTTTATGGTGCAAATGACACATCATTGCTTTGGGCACGTAGTGCAAGTGGTTACGATCAGGTGTTGATTGGTAATAGTGCCTCAGTAAGTACTTTGGTTACTGGTGCTAAACTGCAAATCAACACCACAGACAGTATCTTGATACCAAGTGGTACAACAGCACAACGTCCAGGCAGTGTTGGTGGTACCAACACTGCTGGTATGATACGTTTTAACACCAGTATTGCTAATTTAGAGTTTTACAATGGCAGTGAATGGACCGCAGCAGGTAGTGAATTTACTGTACTTGCTAGTGATACATTTGACGGTGATGATAGTACAACAGGCTTTACACTTGGTGCGGCAGCTACAACAGCAGGCGTAATTGCAAGTATTAACGGTGTTGTACAGCTTCCAACCACAGCATACAGTGTTAGCGGAACTACACTAACATTTACTGAGGCTCCAGCAACAGGCGACAAGATTGAAGTACGTAGAATTATTACAACTTCAACAGTGGCTGCACTAGAGTCACCAAATGGTTATGTACAGTTTGAAGCCGCAGACAATGGTGCTAAGATCTACGCAGGAGCAGGTGCCGCAACACTACGTTGGACAATTGACACAGATGGACACTTAGTACCGGCAGCCAATTCTACCCAAAACATTGGTAGCTCAAGCAACAGGCTTGGTACATTATATGTAACTGATCTCGTAACAGGTAACCAAGGTGATTTACGCTTTAATGATGCAGACAGCAGTAACTTTGTTGCATTCCAAGCTCCAGCCACAGTGGGTTCAAACATTACTTGGACACTGCCAGCAGAAGATGCAAGTGTAAGCGGTTACGCTCTTGTTAGTGATGCCTCAGGCACACTAAGTTGGGCAGCCGCTGGTGCTACTATTGCTCAAGACGAAGCAACAAATACAAACTTTAACTTGTATTTTGCTTCAGCTACTAGTGGTGCATTAACAGCAGTCAACTATGACACCGGTGTACATTACAATCCAAGCACAGGTACAGTAACATCAGCCGCATTTGCTGGTGCTGTAACTGGTGCTGTAACTGGTGATGTAACTGGTCAACTCACAGCACAAAACATCCAAGTTGGTGTTACAGGTGCGAACGAGATTGATACAACAAGCGGTGGATTAACAATTGATTCAGCAGGCGGAACAGTTACAGTTGACGACAACTTGATTGTTAGCGGTGACTTCACTGTTAACGGTACTACAACAACAATCAATTCAACAACGTTAACAGTTGATGATAAAAACATTGTTCTTGCTTCAGGTGCCGCAGATGCCGCAACTGCAGACGGTGCTGGTATTACAGTCGATGGCGCAAGTGCTACAATTACTTACGCCAACTCAGGCGACAAGTGGGTGCTTAACAAAGCAACCGATGTTTCATCATTGTTAATCAACGGTACTGCTGTTAGTTCAACAGCCGCTGAACTAAACTTAGTTGATACTTCAGTTGCTGATACAGTGGTTAACAGTAAGGCTGTAATTTACAGCTCAGCTGGTAATGTTCGTGTTGCAAGTCTTAACGCAACAGGAACAGTACAAGCAGTACACGGAAACTTTAGTGGTAATGTTACAGCAACTTACTTTGTTGGTACTGCTACTGAATCACTTTACGCTGACTTGGCTGAGAACTATCAAGCAGATGCTAACTATTCAGCAGCCACAGTACTTGAGTTTGGTGGAGCACAAGAAGTAACAACTGCTACAGAAGATTCAAGACGTGTAGCAGGTATTGTTTCAACCAACCCAGCTCACTTGATGAATGGTGGACTAACAGGTTCTAATGTTGTAGCACTGGCACTTATGGGCCGTGTTCCATGTTTAGCAATTGGTCCAGTAGTCAAAGGTGACATGATGGTATCAGCAGGATTTGGTTATGCGAAAGCACACGCCAACCCAGCAACAGGTACTGTGATTGGTAAAGCACTAGAAACACTAGAAGATGGTGTAAAAGCAACCATTGAGGTAGTTGTAGGTAAAGTATAACCTGCAATATCTTAAGCAACACAATAAAGGGACATTTAGGTGTCCCTTTATTTTTGAATAAATATATACACATATTTTTATAGACTTATATTATGCCATTAACTAGACCGCCATTATCATTCTTAAACTCAGACAGCACAGTGTTTAATGACCCACTGTTGGTCCTGCATCAAGGGTCAACATCCAACGACAGTGATGTTGGATTTGTTTTCAACAGAGCAAACGGTTTGGTTTCAAACGTCGCTGTATACTGGAGCGAAACAGACAACTCGTTCTATACAGCATTCACTAACTCAGGCGGTGCGGGAGATGCCAACCTAGTACCAACAAGCTACGCACCAATAACGGTGGGCACACTAAATGCCAACAATGCAGTAGTTACAGGTAACTTAACAGTAAGTGGACTCACCACAACAATAAACACAACAAACAGTACCATATCAGATAGTTTAATAGAATTAAACAGTGGTGCCGGTAGTAATGCGAACGATTTAGGATTTATATTTGAGCGTGGTAGCACAGGCGACAATGCCGCGATCATATGGGACGAAAGCGCAGATGTTTTTGTACTAGGTACCACCACAGCAACAGGTGCAAGCACAGGTGACTTGACCGTATCACAAGTAGGTTTACACGCTGGCAGTATTACAATCAACAGTGCGTACACTTTCCCTACAAGTGACGGTACTGCCGATCAAGTGTTGACTACAAACGGCAGTGGTACACTAAGTTTTGCTACCGCAAGTGGTGGTGGTCTTACTGAAGCAACAGCAATTGAGTATGCAATAGCATTAGGTTAAATACAGTATGATAGGAATTAGAAATGGCATTTAAAAGCGTAGTAACCGGGAACATAGGGACTAGCCCTGCACAGGTGTCTGACACAGTCTCGTCAAGTACAACACACACCATTATTGGTTTTAGTTTATCAAATATACACGCAAATAATATAGCTGTAACAGCAACACTAAGCAAAAGTGGTGGGGCAACAGTAAACATGATCAAAGGCGCAACAATAGCAAGTGGTGGTGCAATAGTAATCGTTGGTGGCGATCAAAAAGTAGTTCTTGAACAGGGCGACACAATAAGTGTTTCTTCTGACACAACCACCAGTACAGATTCTATCATGAGTTACTTGTCATCGTCGACCTAGGATAATCAATGGCATATTTAGGCAACGAACCCGACGTTATAACAACAGCTGAAACAGTTATTAATACAGCTAATGATGGCAATAACGAAACTGTTTTCTTGGTATTCAGCGATACACAAGGGGCTACAACCGCGTTAGAAACTGATGCTAATTTAACATACAACCCAAGTACTGACTTGCTAACTACATCCGGTAACGTAGGTGCTTCACATGTTAACGCAACAGGAACAGTACAAGCAGTACACGGAAACTTTAGTGGTAATGTTACAGCAACATATTTTACAGGTACAGCAACACAAGCATTGTATGCTGACTTGGCTGAAAAATACGTAGCGGATAGCCAATATGACCCAGGAACTGTTATGACAATAGGCGGTCCAAAAGAAGTTACATCCAGCAACAGTTACATGGATCCCACAGTGGCGGGCATAGTCAGTACCAATCCTGCATTTTTAATGAACAAAGACCTAGTGGCAGAAAATGTTGTTGACCTGGCACTAACAGGTCGTGTTCCTTGTAAGGTGCATGGAAAAATACAACGTGGAGACATGATTGTTTCTGGTAATATAGCAGGAGCAGGCACTTCCTGCACAGCACCAAATTTTGGAACAGTGGTAGGCAAAGCACTTGAATCTTATGACTCCGAAACGGTTGGCACTATTGAAGTGATTGCGGGAAGATTATAAATGGCATATATTGGAAATAGAGTAGCAACTTCTGGGACATCAATCAAAGCTGATAAAAGTGCCCCTGCCAATTCATTAAGAGTTAAAAGCAACGGTAACATTGGTGTTGGGGTTGCTGAGCCAAGCTCAAAACTGCATGTAGCTGGTACTGTAACTGCTACGGCATTTGCAGGTGACGGCAGTGCATTAACAGGCATTGAATCCTTACCTGCCGCTATTGATGTTAACGGATCAGCACCAGACGATTCATTGGCAATTGACAGTGCTGGTAAAGTCGGTATCGGTACTACTAGTCCAACTACTAATTTAGTAACCGTTGGTACATCAATGGCTACTAGTCAAGCCTTTGTTGGAAGTGTTGCTGATACTAGTTATTCTGGTGGAATAATTAATCTTAGTAATTCAAGTAGATCTATAGGTATAACGTCTGATCCAACTAATGCAGGTGCTGGTTCAATACTTAATTTTAGTGTTGACGGTACAGAACGTATGCGTATCAACAGCGCTGGCAAAGTCGGTATTGGTACGACTAGTCCTACTACAAGTTTAGAAATAAATGCCGCAAATACATTAGGGTCTACATTTACAGGAACAACTGCTGGTGAGGGCGTTGAAGTTTCGCAAACTAGTTATACTGCTGATAATTACGTTTCTTTAATTGAAGGAAAATATCTAGCAAGTCAAGCCGCTCCGCATGTAAGAATTGGAGCACAGTACACAGGTGGTGGTTCTAAACTGATTTTTGGTACTAGCAACAGTTATGGTAGTGGTATAACTAATTCCGCAATGACAATTGACCCTAGTGGTGATATCACAACCAGCGGTAAAATTACTCCAGGCACATATAGGCCAGGCGAAATTATTGAAACAATTGCTTGTATGTGTGATGGTTCAACTGTATCAGTTCTATCTGGGTCATATACTATTACAAATGTTACTGCCGGACAGGCATCAACAGCCTCACATGTAGTAATGACAGGTAGTTCTGTAGCGTATACCCCACCAGCAGGAACAAAAAGAGTCATATATAGATACAATTTCAAGTGGGATTGTACCGGCTATTCTGGCATTTCACATTTTAAAGTTCAAATAGATGGAACAGATGTTATCCCGTCATCTAGAAACTATTCATCCAACTATGCATCAACAAACTGGCATCATGCGAACTTAGAACTTGGTGTAGAGTGGGTTTTTGATTGCGCCGCCGCAAGCGATGACGCCGCAAACGGAAAGTTTACCAGTTGGACAAGTGCAAAAACAATTAGAGGATTGCATCGGCATTATGGTGGCGGTTATTCTCACACGCTTCATCAAAATGTCTGGTGGGATGGTACTACTGCTTCGGGCACTCGCCTAGCTCCAATTAAACCAATGTTACTGATACAGGCAATAGCATAATGGCAAAACTTATAGAAAACATGACAGACGCAGAAAAAGAAGTAGATAAAAATCGTGCGTTTTCGTATCCATCTATCACAGAACAGTTAGATCTGTTGTGGCATGCTATTGATGCAGACGAAGATCTAAAAGTAAAGTTTGCAGACTTTTATAATGCGATTAAGACAGTGAAAGATAACAATCCAAAATAAATATACTAGCTAACAATAACAACTACATGGAGCTAACAAATGCAAAACTTTTACCAACGTCTGCGAACCACATACACTGGCGAAGAAATTAACGCCACAGCCACATACGAAAACGGCTCCTGGACATACGAAACAGAGACAATTGAACCATCAATACTAGATAACAACAGAACTGGACAACAAGCTGTGGTGCTTGGCAACGGCCTGAGTCGCGGTGATTTTGATATTAACTATATCTTCAAGCAACCAAAATTACAAACATATGGTTGCAATGCCATACACCGAGATGCACACTATGACGTAGACTTTTTGGTAATTAACAACGATAAGATTGCACAAGAACTAGTCGAAACTGGTGGAGCAACGAGAAAAATTGTTTACGCAAACTCGGATCAAATCTTTGATCACCCAGGGGTATTTTATATGATGCCACAGGATCCGCAGTGGAATGCAGGTGCCATGGCAGCTTACATGGCTGCATTTGATGGACACAGCAAAATCTATCTAGTAGGGTTTGATGGACAAGACACACACGGTAACAATAATAATGTCTACACAGGAACTAATGCATATCAAATTGAAGACACAGTGGTTACTGATGATTTCTATGGTCTTGCACTTAAAACACTAATGCAAGCGTACCCGTTAGTAGAGTTTATTCATGTAAACAAAACTGGTAAAGGCAACATACCTGGCGCTTGGAAAGAGTGCTCTAACTTCCGCAGGATCAGTTTTCATCAATTGGTAACAGAGTGTGATCTGTAAAGATTGCCTCCATTATCTTTAATTTTTCCAGTATTACCTTAAAACTAAAAGTACGCCAAACACCCGGGTGCAGAGGCTTCGGGTGATCGGCTATGCTGGTCCATGCATATCCTCTATGTTCGTCGTTCAGTATTGGCACAAACTCTTCTTCTACTGGTATTAAGTATGTGTGATATTCGAAATTATTGGATTCGTTTGTAAACTTTTCCATTGGGATTATTTTGTTATAAGATACTACCGTACCAATTTCTTCTACTAGTTCTCTCTCAAGTGCTTGTAATGGCGATTCCCCATCTTCAACACGGCCACCAACTAAACCCCATGTGCCTGCATGTCGCTTGCGGTTGCGCAACAAAAATAAGTATCTGTGTGTTGATTTGCTGTAAACTAATGCACCACAGCCTATATAGCCAGACTCCACTCACCACCTCGATATAAACCTTCAACGCTTTTGACCCATTCTAACCCGGTCCAGCGATATTGAACACCAGTATTTGTATTGGTTACATATTCTGTATCTGTAATTTCACCGCTATCGAACACAACGATCCATCTTGATCCGTTATATTCTATTATGTCGTTCCCACTAGCAACTATATCACCCCAGACACTGTAGTTTTCGTTATCTTCAGCACCAATGTGATCTGTAAGCAAGTAGCGTGTTCCTGTAGTAGGGCTTGTTAAACTACTGTCTACAGTAATGTTGATTGGATTTATAATTTTAGCTACTGCCTCTAGTGTGTTGAGAGGCATTGTATCTTCGGTTGGGGTAAACAATAGTATAGTTGGATCTGTTGGGTGATACGCAATTTGCCCTATCAGTTCGTTACCAGTTGCTAACTCTAATCTTATCTCTGTGGTACCTGTAACCAGTGTGCCATATACCCCAATCAGTGCTTCCCAAGTTTCTTTTGTTGGAGCAACTTTGGTTATAACACCAGCCTCGCTAACAACTTCTTCTGGCTTAACCAACTTCATTTGATTTCCAGTATAGTAAATGCCATACTCTAACGGTGTGACTTTTACACGGGCAACAAGATTGCTTAATACAGTATCCTCATTGAATTCACCCTGCTCGTCATAAACACTACCAATAAACTTTTGTATCACACCAAGACGCTTAACCTTAGCAGGACTTGCGATCCAAATTGGCATTTCAAAAGTAAGACTAGCAATGTCTATACTTTCATCTGCTCCCATCGGCACAGTCCTTGAACTCCATGACATATCAGTTAATTGTACAAAAGTTAAACTAGCCCAATCAACATAATTATCTGTTGACTGAATTTCAAAACTTGGATTGAATAACGTAGCAATTTGCTCTACTATTTGCATTTTTTGTTCAGTGTTGCTCGACCAAATATCCAAGATAATTGTTAACTTATAAGGAACAGGCATTAGTCTTTCAACAGTATAACTATCTCCCTGTTGATCAGTATATGTTCCAGTCTCGGGATCGTACTGACGTTGACGTAAGTTAATCTTTCCTACATGTGTAGGATCCTGCATGCGGGACTGATCATATTGCAGTGCTGAAATATATGCACTCATAGCAGGCACGCCATTGAGTGCATTCTCACTATTATTGCGTAGGATAGTAGCGGCTTGTCTGCTTTGGTCCCCGTAGTATATGGGAACAGTCTGTAGCGTTTTTACACCGTCAGCGTTTTTACCAAATTCAACTTGGAATCCGCTGAGTATTCGCATAAATTGAACTAGGAATCTGCGTATTTGTCCATCGTAAAAAAATTGTTGAGCCATTAATTATCTGCCTTAGCCTTTAATGCATCACTAAGACTTTGTCTTACTGTTACATTGCCTGAATTGTTTGTGTATGTTTCTGTGTTGTTTACAAAGCCACTACGTTGTGTGGTGTTCTCTGATCCTGGTGTAAGTGTTGTTCTTACGTTATCTTCAATTTTCACCCAACGTCTCCCGTCATATCTAAACAGCCTGTTTGGCAAGTAGTCTGATCTAAGTGCATAGTCACCTACTGATGGCCCATTCGGGAAAGCAATGCCAACTGTTACTGGCATACCATTTGGTCCTAGCCCTGTCCCTGTTAAATATCCTTCTGGTACTGCTTGTGGACTCAAGATAGCATAGTCTGTGCTTACACTATCGCTATCAGCAGTAACATTACCGTCAGCAGTTACACCAACTGGGTCACCTGGATACTTGCCGTCTGGCGTTGTTGACTTAATGTAAAGATGACTAATATCGTAGCCACTTAGTGGAACTTCTTTTTCTGCTTCTTTGATAATAGCATTGTTTATATTCTGATAAGTTTCAATAGTACTCTGTACACTGCCGAGACTAACATTGCCATTGGTTGGATCCCAATCAGGAGCATCAACTTTAATATTATCAAGTATGTCTTTGTATTCTTGACTGTCTGTCAGCGGATTAAGTTTCACACGCCATAAGTGAGGCCACCAAGTTTGACTAAACCCGTCAGCGGCATTTTGACAATCACTTACTACGTAGAATCTTTTAAGTGCAACAGGCAGTGTGTCATCTAGTGGATAATAATCTAATAGATGTTGTAGCTCTAGCACATCACCGTTCATCATTTTACGACCTAGTGATTGTACCATGTCGTTAATGTGGAACGTCATAAACAGTGTGCCTGTTTGTAAGAACATGCCAAATTGGCTCAGATCAAACGTAGTATCCTGTACTGTGTAAATTCCACGCATTGGATAAATGTCAGTGTCGTACTTACGGTCTCTGTTCTCTAAGAAGAACAAGTCCTGAATATTTTTTTCACTTTGAGTTGTATAACTCGGCTCGCTCGGGTTGTCGTAAAATTTAATAGTACTGCCACTAAGCAGTGCTATAGTTGTGCTGTTGTTTAGTGTAACAGTTGTTGCATTTTTAGCAATAACTTTGGTATCTGCAGGAATGCCTGTCCCAGACACATAATAATTTAATTCGATATTTGATGTACTAGCAAAAGAAAGAACAACACCTGCAGAACCTTGTGTCGCATTAGTTACTTTTACTGTGTTCTGTTCCTGAGTACCAAGGTATTTGTGTACGTTTACCCCAGTGCCACCGACAGTGAATTCTTCGCCGATAACACGATCCATAAACTTGTAATCGTTTGAGTGTCTTCCGTCTTTCCAGAGTGATAACCGTGGCACAATAAAATCCTATAATATCTAGTATTTAGCGGTATTTAGAACCTGGTGTAAGTTGTTGATTCTAATAGGTGCTTGACATATATACTCAATGAGCGTATAATAGTACTTTGTTAGATAATTAAGGAGCGTATAATATGGCAATTAATACTAAAGCGAAAGCTAAAATGCAAAAACTAGCAGACGAAAAAGGTACTGGGCCCGAGCCAGTGTGGGATACCGAACGTGCATTAAAAATGGACGAAGCTGAATTTGACCACCACATGCGACAAAGTTTTAATTACTACAACTATCATTATTCGCCAAAGGATCTTAAAAAGTATTTGGTATCATGGATGCAGGACAGTGGTTACAAAAAAGAAGATGTAAGCAACTTTGTACGAAGTTCAGACCGTAGCTTGTCATTGACAGCATGCAGTTTGGTTAAGGCACACAAACAAGGCATGCCGCTGAAAGAGCCACATGTTAAATATCTTAGGGAAACTATCGAACACGTGACCAAACTTGTTGACCCTATCGAAATTCAGGAAGAAGGCAGTAAGAAGGTAACTGCACCAAGCCAAGTAAAAACCATCCAAGACAGGTTGCAGGAAAAGACTAACGAGCACCTTGCACACTTTGATGGGCTGGTCGACGACTTGATTGTAGGCAAGAAGATTGATCCCAAAGCATTTGAATATTTCAAAGCCAGCAATGTACCACAAGCACAATTGAGCCGGTATACAGAATGGGCCGAGCAGTATGTTGGCGAACTTAAAGAAGCACAACTAGGTACTGACGAAGATTTAACAGAAGCATATAGTCATTACAGGGCCGCAGACTTCAGACGCATATTTGGATTCTTTGACAAGTTCCAAGATGCAATAGAACAGTATAGACAAGTTAAGAAGCAAACCAAAAAAGCAAAGGTCAAACGAGCCCCCAATAAGGAAAAATCAGTTAGCAAGATGAAGTACCTAAAAGAGGACAACGTACTTAAACTAGTGTCTATTAATCCTGTTGATATTATAGGCGCACAAGAACTTTGGGTGTATAATGTTAAAACACGTAAGATGTTTAAGTATGTAGCAGACGATACCTTTGGACCCCTAAGCGTTAAAGGAACCAGCATTTTAGGCTACGATACTGTCAAAAGTCAGGGTAAAACGGTCCGCAAACCTGAACAAAAGTTACTAGAGTTTATGAAAGCGGGTAAAGTACAGTTACGTAAGTTTTTAGATGAGATAAAAGCTGTGAGTATACCTGCCAATGGTCGCATTAACAAAGACATACTCCTGCTAAAGGCTTTGTAGCCAATATTAGTAACCTGATAAATACATTATAAGGATAATACTAATATGGCTGAACAAGATCTATCACCAACATTTTTTGCTAACGGAAACCTAAGGACCGATAGCCTCTATGTGCCTGCTACGGGCACCGGGCACGGGCATGTTAAGTATGACCCAGATGGGAACTTCGGTGATGTAACCACAGTACCAGTAGACGGAACAGTACAATTAAAACGTGGTGAAATCACAGATTACATTAGATTGCGTTTAGCAGATGGTATTGTTGATGTCGAACTTGATACAGAACACTACAATTTGGCTATTGACCAAGCCGTAATTAAATATCGCCAGCGAGCTGGCAACAGTCAAGAAGAATCGTATGCGTTCTTAAAACTAAAGCCAGAAACACAAGAATATATTTTGCCTAGTACTGTTATGGATGTACGAGCCGCATACAGACGAGGTATAGGTAGTGTTACAGGTACAACAGCAAGTCAGTTCGAACCGTTTGCTAGTGGTTATCTTAACACGTATATGCTAGTAGCAGGTCGTGTGGGGGGATTATTAAGTTATGAACTGTTTGTTGACTACCAAAAGCAAGCAATGAAAATGTTTGGAGGGTATCTGAATTTTACTTACAACAGGACTACACGTAAGTTAACCCTTATTCGTAAGATACCTTTTCAAGGTACTATCCCTAGAGAAGAAGACATGGAGGATTGTTTACTTCACATATATAACTATAAGCCAGACAGCATGTTGTTAAATGACTACCAGGCTTTTCCGTGGTTACAAGAGTATGCATATAGTTTTGCTAAACGCATACTCGGCGAAGCACGTGAAAAATTTGCTACTATCGCAGGACCACAAGGCGGAACCGTTCTGAACGGTGCTAGTCTTAAAGCAGAAGCAAATGAAGAAATGGCATCTTTAGAGCAACAACTTAGAGATTATATTGATGGTAGTATTCCGATAACTTGGGTAATTGGGTAATGAGAGCAAAAGAATTTATTAAAGAAGATCATTATAAAGGGCACGTGTCTAGTAACTTGAAATACTCTGGAGTACACGCAGTCGAACTTGGCAATGAACACTATTACGATCATTATAGGATTGGATTAGCAATGGCTGGTGCCCCGGATATTAAAACACCCAAAGCTGGCCCCACGAAAGACAATGCACATATATGGATGTATTCTGACGCAGACGAACTAATTGCCAAAACTGCTATGAAACAGCAAGGTATTAAAGGCAAGACTATGGTTCCTAAAGGCAGTAGAGAGCATCCGATTGTTAATAAACTTAGTCCTGTAGCTAAACCTAAAAAGAACAAATACGGCGTTTGATTCTTAACTTAATTGTGTTATAATCTATCTATGATTATAGGAATATGTGGATTCATTGGATCCGGCAAAGACACAGTAGCAAACTACCTAGTAGATGAACACAATTATCAACGTGACAGTTTTGCTGGCGCACTTAACGACGCTGTAGCATCTATCTTTGGTTGGGATAGACAACTGCTCGAAGGTGCAACCCCTGAAGCACGTGAATGGCGAGAACAAGTAGACGCTTGGTGGGCAGAAAGACTAAACATGCCCGAACTTACTCCACGTTGGGTACTGCAATACTGGGGTACAGAAGTTTGTCGTAAAAGTTTCCACAATGATATATGGATTGCTAGTTTAGAACATAGGCTGTTACAGCAAGATAGCGACATAGTCATTAGCGATGTACGTTTCCCAAACGAAGTTGAAGTGATAAAGAAAGCAGGCGGAAAAGTGTGGTGGGTCCAGCGTGGAGCACTGCCAGAATGGTATCCGCAAGGTATGTTAGCCAGTAACGGCTACGAGGATGCAGTTAAACAATTAGAAGAACAAAACGTACACATAAGTGAATGGGCTTGGCTACAAACTGTGTTTGACCTAGTGCTTAACAACAACAGCACTGTAAATCATCTCTACTCTAAGATCAGTAGCCGACTTTAATCAAACTTAATACTTTCTAATTCTAAGATCGAATCGTAACTTATTATTTGTTCTAACAAGTCTATATTCTCAACTTTCCCTACAACCGGGAATCCTATATACGATTTAATTTTTTCAATACCATGTTGATCTACAAATTTAGGATCATGTTGCTGAAACTTTTCTATTAGTTGATCTTCTTCATTGAACTTATCAGTAGACACTGTAATTAAGTTAATACCAGGTTTAGCAACATCATGAAACTTACAAGTCTGGCTTATGTTGGTAAAATCCTTCTCGGTGTATACTTGTAAAGGACCATGTCCAACGTAAGGGTTTTGTAGTCTAAGATCTCCAATATCCAATTTGGACTTAAACTTGTAGTCTTCTAGTGCAAAGCCGCTGTCGTTGTACCATTCTATCTGCATCCAACCTATCCTACTAGGCGTAACATTATCCTGTAATATATGTAAACCGTAATGCAAATCGTGTATAACATGATCCAGATCTGCAGGGATACTGTCAAATCCATCTACTAGCAGTTGTTCTATATCTTTGTGTAATTGTGTTGTGTTTTCAAGGGTAAGCTCGTTAACATCCCAGTTCCAACGGAAGTGATTGTTTGCTTGTTCTGCCAAACTACTTAGGTACTGTCTTGTAAATTTAGGTCGATCTCGATATACAGGAAATGACTGTTGATAATTTGACTTAACTAAACTGTAATACCTTGCACCAACATCGCTGTCATCAATGTTACAGATCAGCTGGTTGAAGTTTTTAAATTTTATTAAGAATTTCATATATCGTCTTTGATGGAACTTTCGACCCAGGAGTTTGTAGTCTGTTGTAGTTCTATCCTACAGTTAGCACATACGCTTCTTAGATTAACCCAATTGTTATTTTTTAAATTACCATCTACATAAAAAACAAACATCTGTTGTTTGTGTTTAGCTTTGAATCCGCATCGTTCGCAAGTTAATTTTTTCTTATAGCCAGCACGTAGCCAGGCGGCAACCTGTTTTCCCCTTTTACCCTGTCGAGCACAACCGGAACACTGTTTTCTATAACGGACTTTGCCTTTAGAATAGTAGTTTATTGCCACTGGATTACCGTGACATGTGGGACATAAAGGACGTTGCATGCTAGTATTTATAAGCAAACCTTTCGAAAGGCATCTAAACGACCTAAAATCTATAGTGTTATTATAAATATAACAAAGTTTCTTAAAAAGGAAAAGAACATGGCATTAGTATCCCCAGGAGTAGAAATTACCGTAACAGACGAAAGTCAATACGTTCCAGGTGCAGTCGGAACTGTACCACTTATTATAATGGCCACAGCCCAGGACAAAACAAATCCCTCAGGCACAACAGCCGCAGACACAACAGCCGCTAGAGCAAATAAGTTATTGACTTATAATAGCCAAAGAGAACTTATTGCCGCAATGGGATATCCCAGCTTTAAGCAAAGCGCCGCAGGCACACCATTGCATGGTGACGAGAGAAATGAATATGGCTTAATGGCAGCTTATAGCGCATTGGGTAATGTAAACAAAATTTTTGCTATTAGAGCAAATGTTGACTTAGATCAACTAGCACCAACAGCAGTTCGCCCAACAGGCGCAGTAGCAAACAACACACATTGGTTAGATTTGAGTGTAAGTGCATGGGGCATTTATTCATGGAATGCTAGTACAAATACATTTACAAATAATACTCCGTTGCTGATCACAAGCACAGCTGATCAAACACTAGTTAGTAGCATCTATGTACCTAAAGCAAGCATTGGACAAATTGGTCAGTATGCTGTATCATTTGGCACAGGAAGCAGTGCTAACTTGTTCCTTAAAGCTGGTGGAGATTTACCAACAGGTGATGCAAAGTACAACACATGGGTACGTATAGGAACAGATGATTGGGCAACTAGTATTGCTACAATCCAAGGTACAGCAAGTTCACCAAGTATTCCTGCAAGCACTCCAGCCGCTACAGTTACAATTAACGGCGATACCGTTACTATTGGTAATACTGGCGCTGGTAGGACACTAGACCAAGTTGTTAGCTCAATCAACACTGCCGCAGTTACTGGTGTTACAGCCGCTAATGTAGGCAACAAGTTGTACTTGTATGCTTCAAGCCTAGCAGAAAGCGACGGAGCAACAGCAGACGGAAAGATTGCAATTGCTAACGGATCAGGAACTCCATTAACAACATTGGGCATTACAGCAGGAACATACGCTAACCCACTATTGCTTTACGGTAGCTTTGCCGCATATCCAAGTTGGAGAAGCACAGACACAACACCACGTCCGACAGGTTCAGTATTTGCTAAACTTGGTGCAACTGGTTCAGGTGCTGATTTGACTATTAAAAAGTACAGCACAACCACAGATATATTCACTACACAGGCTGCTCCTTTCTACAACAGAGCAGAAAATGCACTTTATGGTTTAGATCCAGCTGGTGGCGGTAATGGTATTGCCGCTGGTACACTTTGGGTTGCTTATGATCCATTACGTACAAGCACAGGTGGTTACAAGCCATTTAGTCGTAGAGTAGCAGGACAAACAGTAGTTAGTGGTACTGCAACAGCCGCTAATCCATTTACTGCCACTGAGCAACTAAAGATTGGTGTTACCAGTATTGGCTCAGCAGTGATTACAGAGTACACAGTAGTATTGTCAGGTACATCACCAGCACTTTTTGTAAGCGACATACTAGCACTTAACATTCCAGAGTTAGACATTAGTGTAAGTAGTACAAATGTTATTACTTTCACTCATATCTATGGTGGTGATATTTACCTAACAGATGTTTCGGGTACACCAACAGCAGATGCAGGTTTTTCAAGTAGCACAACAGGTACTATATTGTACGCTGGCAGTGTTCTTGCATTGACTAACTGGGAAGCACTAACATACACATACAGCACTACTGCTCCATACCAAGCACCAGCAGACGGCACACTTTGGTACTATAGTGACGCTGCCGCAGTTGATATTATGATTGCTGATATCGGTGGCTGGAAAGGCTACAAGAGCAGTTACTATGACGGGTCAACAACAGATGCACGTGGTTTTAATTTAAGTCTGACAGATGCAAACGGTGTGCAAGTTAGTGCAACCGAGCCAACATTCCAAAGCGATGGTGTAACTTCACTCAAAGCAGGTGATTTGTGGTTAGACAGCAGTGATTTAGAAAACTATCCAAAACTTTATCGCTACAGTGGTACTGCTTTTGTATTAATTGACAACACAGACCAAACAAGTCAGAATGGTATCGTGTTTGCAGATGCACGTTGGGATACAGATGGTACTACAGACATTATCACAGGAGCTCTACCATCAATTACAAGTTTGTTAGCAAGTGATTATATTGACCAAGACGCACCGGACTATAGACTTTTCCCACGTGGTACACTTTTGTGGAACATGCGTAGAGGTGGATACAACATTAAACAGTACGTAAATGATAAGTTTAACGCAACTGCATTCCCAACTTTGCCAGCAGTTCCAGGCGCGGGTAGCAGTTTACCAACTGTAAAGAACACATGGCAAACACAAAGTGGAGTACAAACTAGTGGTGCTATGAATGCAGGACGTAAAGCACAAAGACAATCAATTGTAGCCGCAATGCAAAGTGCAGTAACAGCAAATACTGAAGTGCGTGAAGATCAATATAGTTTTAATATTATTGCCGCACCAGGGTATGAAGAAGTAATTGATGAAATGGTAGCTCTTAATAACGATCGCAAGAATACAGCGTTTGTTATTGGTGATACCCCGTTACGCCTAGCACCAACTGCTACTGACATTGCTGCCTGGAGTAATAATACTAACGGAGACGGACTATCAACTAGTGATCCGTACTTAGGTGTGTATTATCCAGCAGGTCTGACTTCAGACTTACAAGGCAACGCTATTGTTGTCCCATCAAGTCATATGGCACTGCGCACAATGATCTTTAACGATAATGTTGCGTATCAGTGGTTTGCACCAGCAGGTACAAGACGAGGTCTAGTAGACAATGCTTCTAGTGTTGGTTATATTAACTCAACAACAGGAGAGTTTGAAACTAACAGTATTAGAGTAGGACTACGCGATACACTGTACGAAAACAAGATCAACCCAATTACTAATTTGCCAGGCATTGGCTTAGTTGTATTTGGACAGAAGACTCGTAATCCAACCGCAAGTAGTTTGGATCGTATTAACGTAGCACGTTTAGTTAACTTTATACGAACATCACTTGCAAGAGTTGGAGATGGATTCTTGTTTGAACCAAACGATAAAATAACAAGAGATCAAATCTCAAATATTATTAGTGGCTCACTAAATGATTTAGTTTCTAAACGTGGTCTTTTTGACTACTTGGTAGTTTGCGATAATTCAAACAATACTCCGACACGTATTGCACGTAACGAGTTGTATGTTGATATTGCTATTGAACCAATGAAGGCAGTTGAATTTATCTTCATTCCAATTAGACTAAAAAATCCAGGTGATATAGCCGCAGGAACTTTATAATAGTAGTACTTAATAGAGCCTCCGGGCTCCGTTAACACAATGGGTATTTTCGATAAATACTTATAACAGGAGAACATAATATGGCAATATCGTCATTAAACAGATTTACAGTACCTTTGAGTACAGACCAGAGTGCAAGTACTCAAGGTTTGTTAATGCCAAAGATGAAATACCGCTTCCGGGCGATATTTGAAAACTTTGGTGTTAGTAGCGAAAAAGTAGAGCTCACAAAACAAGTAGTAAGTATTGCCAGACCAAATCTTAACTTTGACCCAATTACACTTGATGTGTATAACAGTAAAGTTAAGTTAATAGGTAAACCAAACTGGCAGGACATCACAGTTGCATTGCGTGATGATGCTGGCGGGAATGTTAGCAAACTTGTTGGAGAACAAATTCAGAAACAATTCGACTTTGCAGAACAAGCATCAGCAAGTTCAGGTATTGATTACAAATTTGTTCTTAAGTTCGAAATGCTGGATGGTGGTAACGGAGCCAATGAAGCTAATGTTTTGGAAACGTGGGAACTATATGGTGCATTGGTAAGCCAAGTAAACTATGGTGACATGGACTACAGTTCAAATGATCCTGCACAAATTGATTTAACAATTATGTATGATAACGCAGTCCAGACACCAACTGGTACAGGCGTAGGATCAGCAGTAGGAAGAACTTTAGGTACACTAGTTACAGGTGGTGGTTAATATTTAAATTAGGCACTAAGACAATACCCGGACAAAAAATCCGGGTATTTTTTTGGGATAAATACCATATAAGGCTCTATATATGGCAAACATTTTTGACGGATTTTTAAGACAACTAGGTACTGGCGATACAGTAAAAGACTACAAACACGCCAGTAGACTAATGGTCACTGACAACTATAGGTTGTCTCCTAAGTATACATGGCTATATCATGTATTTTTTGACTTTGCTAGTACAGCATCGTACGCTAGGACCAAGCAACTAGAAACTGGGATGTTGGTTAAAGCAGTTACTTTGCCACGATACACAGTTGATAATACAGAATTAAATAGTTACAATAGAAAAGACATTGTTCAAACAAAATTACGTTATCCTTCAATTGATATTGAATTTCATGACGATTCAGCAGATGTAGTTAGACACTTTTGGTTTGACTACTTAACACATTACTATCGCGACACAGATTTAGGTTACAAGTCATCTTCGGGATCTGAATCGGGCGAAGTAAACAGTACCTATTATAGAAACTCCAAGTATAGACCGAGGGTAGAGGGCGGAGAAGTTTTTGTGCCTGGTTTATCAGAAGGCTCAACAGGGTTAAATGACTTTGGTTATGCCCCGAGAGGCACGTCATTTGGTACACCACAATACTTAAATGCCATCAGAGTGTATAGCTTACATCAAAAAAGATTCAGTGAATACACGTTAATTAACCCTATAATTACAAAATTTGAACACGGTAATCATGATGCTAGTCAAAATGCTACATTAAGTCATAGGATGACAGTTGACTTCACAACAGTCTTGTACGCAACAGGAGACGTCAATCCCTCAACAGTAATTGGCTTTGGTGAGTTACATTATGACAAGTCGCCAAGTCCACTCACACCGCAAGGCGGCGGGGTAGAAAGTATATTGGGCCCAGGAGGTTTCGTTAATGCAATTGACACAATACTATCCGAAAGTGGCACAGGTGGGGCCAGGGGAACAAATGCCGCTGGCGTAGGTAGTGCATTGTTTACCGCGTTTAGAACTTTTCAAAATCTAGAAACTAATAATACAGATCTTAAAGGACTTGCTGAAACAGAGCTAACACAACAAATTAAAAGCATATTAAGTGGTCAAGACCCAAGGAATACTGTGTTTGTACCAAACAATAGTTCTGTAGAATTTAATGATGCACAAACACAAATTAAACTAGACAATCCAACGGCAAAACAGAGCAACCCTGGATCTAACAATTTAATAAGCAACGGCATATCATTAGGTGCAATTCCAGATATATTCCAGTCAGTGACTTCACCGATAACAGGAACTCCAGGATTTGGTGCTAGTTTCCCCTTCATAGAAAGTCTTTCTTCATTGAATGGTGACATTGCTGGTACAACTAATCTTAATAACGTTTTAGATTTAGCAAAAGATGCAGGCGGATCCACAGTATCTGCAACTGACCAATCAACTACACCAGTTAACAGTGGATTCTTTGGTAGAATAGCATCTATAGGACAGAATTTAGCTAGTGATGCGCAAGCACTGTTTAGCCAACAAAGTAGAGCCGCCAGCGGCACGACCAAGATAGGACCCCAAAGTCTAAACGATACAACGTTTACTACAGGCACAAACACTGTAACAAATGGCATTAATGCACTCAAGCGTACTCCTTTTGGAGATAGACTAATTGCATCAACAGGACCTAACACCACACGAGATTTGCAGTCAATGATAGAACTAGCAGGAGAGCAAGGACAAAAATTTGTTGAAACAGGTAATATTGATGATCTAGTTCCACCTGAAATTAGATTTGGTAGAAACACCAACCCAGGAAAAACCACACAATGACAATATCCAATAGTGCCATATTTTCTTCTTCAATTTTTGGAGAAAGTACTAGTAATACTGCGTCTGAGTTAACTTCTATAGACACAACTACGCAAGAGAACTATTTTGCACAAGGCACTGCTTATAAGATTGAAAGCAAACTTCCATCAGTACCGAGTAATCAGCGTGTTGCAAAGGATAATTAATGCCAAATTTGGTTAAGACAAAAAATAATCCCACAAACCTAGGATCAGTTAATCTGAATGCTATTGTCCAAAAAGACATACAAAAGTATTTTAATAATTTTACAGAAATTCCTGTAGAAGTAAGCAGTAACGTTGATTCTGCTATAGTTGGTTTCTTTGAAACTGTTACTGCTGACAAACAATCTGCTAGGGCTTTAGCCAGTGCTGTAATTTATACAAGTGTAAAGCAAGGTTTGAATCCAATGGAGACATTGCAGGAATTCCAAAAAATCCCTATAGGTGACTTAGATGCCTACACTGCAATGTTTTTAAACTTCGACCGTGTAGGAACCAGTTTCTTGGGAATAAAAAATGCACCAACCATTAACAAATACGTACAACGATCAATATTGCCATGAGCTCCAAGTACCATAATGGATTTTATCAAGTAAAGAATACATCAAAATATGTAGGAAACAAAACACCACAGTTTAGAAGCGGATGGGAACATGTGTTCATGCGCTTCTGTGATGAGAATCCTGCTATACTACAGTGGGCAAGCGAATCGATACGTATTCCTTATAGAAATCCTTTTACTAACAAAAACACAGTATACGTTCCTGACTTCATGGTTGTGTATGTAAAGAAGAATGGCGAGAAACATGCAGAACTAATTGAAGTCAAGCCAAACAAAGAAACTTCGTTGGATGAAGCAAAAAGTCCAAGGGATCAAGCCGCGGCAGTGCTAAACATGCACAAGTGGCAAGCGGCTCAAGCATGGTGTGATCAACACGGCCTAAAGTTCCGTATAGTAACTGAACATGATATCTTCCACCAGGGCAAAGCACGGTAAATACGTGCATGACTAAGAAACTAGAAAACCTATTTGATTTACCCACTGACCTGGGACCAGGATCCAGCGACAGCAGTTTTAAAATACTGCACGACACTGAAGTAAGCCTGCAGGCCAAACAAGAAATACAAGAGCAGAGAAACATTATTGCACAAGTAGATGATGCAATAGACAAGATTGACATTGCACTGCCCACAGTCAGAGACCTAGAAGCCAGCGATCAAGAAATGGACGATCTTGCTACATTGGCCAAAGACAAGTTTGAGGATTTGATGGAACTGGGTATGAACATGGATCCCCGTTTTGGTGGACAAGTGTTTCAAACAGCAGGCACATTATTAGGTCATGCTATCACTGCTAAAACTGCAAAGATGGATAAGAAGTTGCGCATGGTGCAGTTGCAGTTGCAAAAAGCAAAGCTGGATCATCGGACCAGCAAAGATGCACCAGAAGACACAGCAGTAGACGGCCAAGGCGTTGTGTTAGATCGTAATGCACTGCTAGATCAGATTTTGCAAAACAGCAAGAAGTAATAAATATACTATAAACAGGACGAATACCAATGAAAAGTCTAAACGAATATATAGCCTCTCTTAACACAACATATACTTTCCGTGTTAAGATGGCAAAACAAGATCCAAGCAAAATGATGGAGCAGATTAAAAGTGCTCTTGACACCTACGAGTTAGTAAGTGTTAGCAAGCCAAAGAGCATGCCTGTAATGGAGCATCAGGAATTTCCAAGATGGGGTGCATGTGAGTGCTGGCAGTTTGATGTAGAAGTTGCTTACCCAACAACCACTGTGCAGATTGAACAGATGCTACGAGAACGTGCTGGTATGAGCCCAGACTATGTTTGTGTACAAACCAAAGATACTGCTGAGTTGACCCAAGCCGCAGAAGAAGCTGGAAAAGACCATGAAGGTGCTTTATTAACAGACGATACACTTAAAGATGCTCCAGGTTCGCAAGAATTAGTGGGCCAAGAGCGCATCGACAGTATGTTAAAAGATCTACAGAAGCACTCAGTGCCAGTAGCTGAAAAAACAGCCGCAGGCAAAACAACCAATGATGTACCACAAGGAACAACAAGCCCAATGGGCAGTTAAAAAGATATTAAGGATAATACAATGACTGACAGACAAATGCTAGATATACTATCAACTTTTTCGCAAGCAACAGACGAATCAAAGCCACTTACAGAAGGCAAGCGCACAGTAACCGCAGATACAGCAATGGCTGATATCTTAGGAAAGTTACAACAATTAAACGAAAGCGCACAGCCAGTTACCGAAGGTAAGATGAAAGAACTGCTCGGCGATATTGACGAACTAACTAGCGACGAGTTCAGTGACAAGTACAGCATGTCCAAAGCAGAAGCAAAAGCAAAGTTCAACTTTGGAGATGAAGAAGTTAACGAAGGTGCTGAAGGCAAAATGCCATCAAAGAAGCATGTTATGGACATGTGCAAAGATGGAATGACTAAGAAAGAAATCTGCGATATGCATCCTGACTGCGATCAAGGCAAGCTAAAAGCTATGATTGATGATTGCAAGGAAGAAATGAAAGACTCTGAGGAAGAGATGGACGAGTCTAGTTGCGGTACAAAAAAGAAACGCACGAACGAAAGTGCCATTGCTGAAGGTGTTGCACAGATCGAACAAAGACTACTTAAAGAGTTTGCTGAATTTGCAGAAGCAAAGCAAGAGCTTGAAGAAGAGCCAAATGAAGGCAACGAATTTTCGGGTGCGTTAGCACAGGCCAAAAAAGATGGCAAAGACAAATTCAAGGTTGGCGGCAAAGAGTATGATGTTAACGAAGACTTTGACGCAGGTGCACCAGTTGGTTCTAAGAAAAAAACCAAGCACGGTACACTAGAAAAGACTGCCAAAGGTGTAAAGCACACACGTGATTACAAGCCAGATTATTTAGATTTAGATGGTGACGGTGACAAAAAAGAGCCAATGAAGAAAGCCGCCAAAGACAAAAAAGCAAAAGAAAACAAGTAGGCTAGTCGAATGCGTCTAAGGGAGTTTAAAGGACCAGAGAAAAAGGGTATAAATTGGGACAGGATAATAAAAGACAATCCAATTCTTAAAGATATACTAAAAAAAATTACGCCTGGCACTGTGGCAAAAATCCTTAACCCTAACAAGGTTATGCAACTTATCACCACAATATTTAGTTCCGGCCAATTAAACAAAGGTGAGCAAGCAGAATTAGATAGAATAAAGGATTTGGCAAAGAGCTATGCAGATTTAGAAGATGCGTTTGGTACAGAGGTAGCTCCCAAAACTCTACCAAAGAGATCAAAAACAAAGATCGAACCAGGTGATACTCCGTTGCCACAAAGGCAAGCAGAGCCGAAGCCAGGTAAGATAGACGTTCCAGAGCCAGTTATACCTAAGGTTGAACCACAGCCTCTTATTAAACCAGGACTGCTACCAAAGAGATCAAAAACAAAGATCGAACCAGGTGATACTCCGTTGCCACAAAGGCAAACAACACCAACACCAACACCTGGTAAGATAGACGTTCCAGAGCCAGTTATACCTAAGGTTGAACCACAGCCTCTTATTAAACCAGGACTGCTACCAAAGAGATCAAAAACAAAGATCGACCCAGGTACTAACGCACCGCCGGTGCGTTCTCAGACGAAGACCTCACAATCAACAACAATAAAAGCACCAACAGTATCAATACCAAAAACAGGTGAACCAAGTATACGTAATCGTAATCGTAATCGTAATAAATTGACCCCGGTCCTAACACCAGTTGGTGACACGGATACGGGAGTTGATCTCTATGGATGGATGGCTAATCGAGGTTCGTATTATGATTGGGATAAACCCGGAGTGCCTCTTAAAGAACAACAAAGTTACACCAAAGAACAGTATGCAGATCTCGTGCGCAAATACTCTAAACAATATGGTGTGCCAGAATCATTAGCTCTACATGTCCTTAATCGAGAAACAGGAATATACGACCCAAACAAAGCGGCCACGATTAAGAGCAGAGCGGGGGCAGTAGGACCCATGCAACTACTTCCCCGGTACGCAAAAGACTTTGGTATTAAAAAGCGAGATCTCACTAACCCAGTAAAAAACATTGAAGCAGGTGTTAGGTATCTTGCAAAGAACTATAATAGGTTTAGTGAGAATCCTCAGCATGCACTTATGGCATATAATTGGGGACCAACAGCAACAGCCAACTGGCTAGCAAAAGGCGGCAAAGGGAATATACCACAAGAAACACGTGATTACATTTACGGCAGTGAAGAAAAAGGTTGGGCTCCTTATAACGATGATTTTACCCAACAGATCAATGCTTATTTAGGAACAAATGCACAATCATATCTAGAAAAACAGACACTCGCTCCACAGCTAGATACAAGAAAACTTGATCCGCAACAAATGGCAACTGGCGCCGCGCAAGGATTCGATACAATAGCACAGACTGCACAAGATTATGCTAAAAAAGGGTATGATTATGTTGCTCCTATAGCAAAAGATTTAGGTAAGGCAGCTGGCACCATTGGCAAAGAAGTATACAAAAAAGATATAGAGCCTGTGTTTAAAAAAACTTCAGATTATTTGAATAAAAAATGGCAAGACTTTAAAACGGACGCAATGGCAACAAGTGCCGGAACAGACACAGCCACTATTGCAGGAGCAGGCGATACAGGTGAGTTGCCAGATGTTATAGAACCACGTTCACCAGCGCCTCGACCACAAACACAGGGTGGTCCTATTAGGGATAAAGCAAAAGAATCTGCGCCACCAGGCGACAAGTATGAGCGCATGGTTAAAGATATTAAAAAAGGCTATACCAAAGACGGCAAGTTAACCGACACAGAACGGGGTATAGCCTACGCTACAGCATGGAATTTGTACAATAAGCGTAAAGGCAAAAAGAGCTAAATACACTATCCTAGGGGAAACAAATGAAAGATTTAAACGATTTATTAAAATTATCTGGTATGACCCAGCTCAACGAAAGTGTTGAAGTTGAGGAAGCATACGCTAACGAACCAGATGAAGAGTATCAAACAGTTGACACTATTATACGTCAAGGTACAGACCTAAACAGAGAAAAGCGACAGCACCCAGTTGCTGGGTTTACAGGTGACAATCCGCTTGCTGAAGAAGAAAGCGATGAAGATGAAGTACGTGAACTTGTGCTTTTTATTGACAACGATAGTCAACTATACCAACAACAAGGCGAGCCTATCATGCGTAACCTTTCACGCAAGTGGGACAAAGGCATTTATGATCATGACCTAGCACAAAAGCTATGGTACTACCTAGCAGTTAACGGTGCTAAGAAGTATGGACAAGAACATGGCACAGGCAACGGTCTAAAAATGTTTAGTCCTGCTGTGCGTAGAGCAGCCGCTAAAGAGATGGCTGACAACTGGATGGAAGAGCTAAAAGCTGGCAACAAGATGGATGAAGCTGAAGAAGATTTAGAAGCAATGTTGGCTGAAATCTTAATTGGTGAAGAATCTGATGAAGAAGTCAACAGCAGACCTACCAGAGGTTATGTTAGTAACAAACTAGAAAAGACAGTTGCTGACATGGAAAATAGGGCTGATGGCGGTGCACATGCAGGTTTTGAACCAGTGAGCATAACAGTCCCATCTCCAGTTAAAGGACAAGAAAACGATCCAGTAACAGCTAAATTTTACCAGCACAGAGACAAGTAAACACAATGAAAACATTTAACGATTATCTAATAGCAGAAGAACACGCCAACGAAACCCCTAGCGTTGGTGATGTTTTTGAAATTGAAATGGCTCGTGACGAGACTTTAATTGAAACCACTGTAGTAGAAGTTTTAGAAGATGGTATTGTAATCAACGCAGATGACGCTGTTATGAAAATGTTTGAAGACGCTGGATACTTGCAAGAGTACAATACTGGCATGCCAGCACCAAGCGGTGGTAGTAAGAGTGCCATGGGCAGTGCTTATAAAAAAGCAAACACCCAGCAGTCTAAGCCAGGCGAGTTGGCAGAAGGCAAGATGAAAGAATTACTTGGCGATATTAACGAACTCACACACGATGAGTTCAGCGGCAAGTACAACATGTCCAAAGACGAAGCAAGAGAAAAGTTTGACATCAAAGATGAAGAAGAACTTGATGAAATGTCAGCCATGCGTCGATTGGCCGGTATGATGCAAGACAAAGAAAACATTAAGAATACACGTATTCCCGGTCATGACGAACGCAGAATACAAGTTGATCTAATAGACCTTACTGATGAAGAATTTGAAGCCAAGCATAAAATGTCAAAGGCAGAAGCAGGTGAAAGGTTCAACGAAGCAAGTGATGCTAGTGCAGAAGAGGAAGATGATTTCCATACTGAACTAGATGATCTTGTACATAAAACATTTGGACACAGCTCAGACGAAAAGAAAAAGAAAAAGAAAAGCAACAAACCATATGACTTGTACCACAAAACATTCTCTGATGCTATGCAACATGCTTATGCATACGCAATGGAAAATCTTGGTATTGAGATTGATCCAAATGAGATTGATAACGAAGTTGCAATGGGTCCCCCAAAACCAGCCACTGGTAAAACAAACTCTTACCGCCTATTAGGAAAAGATGGAAAGAAGGCTATTCAAGTACAGGTTTACAACACAGGTAACTCGTACGAATTGAACATGTACAAAGAACAAATTAACGAAGCAGATGTTGATAAAGGGTACATCAATATTGGTGGTGCTAGAGTAAAAGCTGATAAGGCTTCTATACTACAACATTTTAAGAAAACATTTCCTAATGTAACTAAAATTAAAAAAGATCCACAGCATGGTTGGGTTCCAGTTTTTGATAATGAGCTAGACGAAGCAGAATACCAAGGTCGTGAAGTTACACTTAACAAGCCAACACGTGGTGATGTTAAAAAGTCTAAGGTATATGTTAAAGATCCAAAGACAGGCAACGTAAAAAAAGTCAACTTTGGACACGGCGGTACAAGTGCTAAACGTGCCGGCCAAAAAACAATGAGTATTAAAAAGAGTGATCCAGCAAGAAGAAAGAGTTTTAGAGCAAGACACAATTGTGATAATCCGGGACCAAAGACCAAGGCTCGCTATTGGAGTTGTAGGGCTTGGTAGTGTAGTACATTTAGTAATATAAAATAATAATAATTACAGTAATTCAAAAGGAGCAATCAAGATGCAACACAATGAGTATGACGTAGTCGTCATTAAAGTAGTTGATGGCGATACCGTAGACGTAGATATCGATTTAGGATTTGGCGTTTGTCTTAAGGACGAGCGTGTACGTATTATGGGTATTGATACCCCGGAGTCAAGAACAAGTGACCGAGTAGAGGACTTGTTTGGTGAAGCAGCCAAAGCAAGACTAAAAGAACTTATGAAACACGGTGGTAAACTTATTACCACAGAAGACAAAAGTGGCGAGGATATGAAAGGCAAGTTTGGACGTATCCTAGGCGACTTCAAAGTAGAACACAACGGCGAAATGAAACGTGTAACTGAAATCATGGAAGCAGAAGGACATTGTGTTCCTTACTTTGGCGGAAGCAAAGAAGATACACAAGCCGCACATGAAGTAAACAGAGTGCGTCTACTAGCAGAAGGCATTGTTACTCAAGAAGCGTATGAAAAAGCAGTCAAACAAATGGAAAAGAAATAACTTAGAAATTGTAGTCTGTGGCGACAGTTTCTGTTCACGTGATGAGAATGCACCAGGCAAACACTTCAGTGAACAACTTGAAGGCACAGTAACCAACCTAGCACGTGGCGGGATATCCAATTCCGCCATTTTTATGCAACTACACAAAGCATTAACACTAGATCCAGATGTAATCATCTATTCTGTTACAGACCCTGCCAGGATGACAGTACCAGCAAAACCAAATTGGAATGCACAGTTTTCCACGGGCGATCCACTAGCAAACATCAGATACAAAGTAGACGGACCAGAACCTTTTGTGAGCCATACTATCCCTTGTATAATGGGAGAAATGGATTTAGGCTTAGACCCTGCTGTAATTGACGCTGTTAAAAGTTATTTTAATGTATTGTATGATGCAATGTTGCAGGACTTTTTGGATAGAGAAATGTTTGCAGGGTACAAGAGTCGTGCCAAACAGCAAAACATACAGGTAATCAACCTTAACAATCAAGTCACTGAAGTGTACGATGAAGCAAGAGATCTAAACGACGATCCTGTGCCTGAAGTGTTTCACACTACCTACCCTACCCAAACGGTAGCCGCTGAGAAGATTATGAACTTGATCAACACATAAATAATAATATGACTATAGCAGAACTACAACGGTTAGCAGGCATTACTGAGAAGAAGAAATCAAAGTCTTTCAGTAACATCAGTTATACTGCGGCCGAAAAAGCTAAAATAATGAAAAAAAGAAAAATTAAACCAGGCACGCCTGAATGGTTTAAGTTGTGGTTTTCGAGACCCTATCTCACAGGCGAAAAACCTTACTAAGCAACCTTTGCTTTTATACCTAAATACTGTTCCCACTTAGGGTCTTTGATTTCTACATGACTGTTGCGCCATGCTGATGCTAGTCCCCAATAGTCTGGTTTAAACGGTTTGCGTATCGGCTTTCTCAGTTTATCAGCCTTGCGACTATTGCAACTCTTACATGAAGTTACACAGTTCTCCCACGACGTTTTGCCATTTAGGCTACGTGGGATAACATGATCTATGGATAAATCTTTGAAGTCAAACGTATCTGCACAGTACTGACACTGATATAAATCACGCAAATAAACATTTGTTCTACTGAAACGTACATAACGTTTAGGATTAAAGTATTCCTTGGTAACTGCTACACTAGGCACATTTAAGGTAAGTTTTTCGCTGTTTATGTGCCAATCAGGATAGGTTTCCAGCACTTGTATGCGGCCTAAGAACATCAATTTAACTGAGTGGTGCCAATGTATTACAGACAGCGGCAGTACTGAAATGGGGGTGTAATCTTTGTTTAGTAGCAGAGTATCTGACATAAGTACTGTATATAAAGTATATATCATTATGTCAAACGAAGCAAACATTATTAAGTCTCCTTACCAGAAGGTAAGCTTCACAGAGGAGCAAATACAGGAATTCATGAAGTGTGCAGACCCAGACACCGGGCCGACCTTCTTTATGAGTAACTTCTTTAATATACAGCACCCCACAAGAGGTAAGATGCTGTATAAGCCATTTGAGTACCAGGATAGACTGATCAACGCTTACCATACAAACCGATTCAGCATTAGTCTTATGCCCAGGCAGACTGGTAAAACAACCACTGCCGCTGGGTACCTGCTATGGCGGGCCATGTTTAACCCAGATAGCACAATTCTTATTGCCGCACACAAGTACACAGGTGCGCAAGAGATTATGCAACGTGTTAGGTATGCATACGAACTTTGCCCGGACTATATACGTGCTGGTGTTGTTAGTTACAACAAAGGCAGTATAGACTTTGAAAACGGATCACGTATTGTTTCACAAACAACCACCGAAACAACTGGACGAGGTATGAGTATTACACTGCTATATTGTTTAGGTGGAGACACTATTGTTCGTATTCGAAACAAACAAACGTTGGCAGAAGAAGATATTACATTAAAGGATTTATGTATTAAACTTTATAGTCCAGATGAATATTCAGGTGATGAATTTGCATTCGTATAAATACAGTATGAACAAACTAGAGCAATTTAAACGTAGAAATCAAAAAAGAAACTCGCAACTATATTCAGATTACTTAACAGAAAATATAGATTATATACTTTGTCCAGTAAGTAACGAGCGATTAAGTATGATAAAAACAACATACATTGAACGTGTACTAGAGATGACCGTAGCAGAATATGACAAATTGTTCCCTGGTGTTAGAGGTGTAACGCCCGCCCGCCGAAAAAATATCAAAGATGGCTTAAAAGAAATAGATAAGACTAGTGGATTAACGAAGCACCAGCTGGCATGTGTTAAATCAAAACAGACATTATCCAGTCTGGATTCAGACGGTGTATCAGGATACGCCAAACTAGGCAAAAAGACCCGTGCTACTCATATGAACAATATAGACCAATTTGGCAGAAACGGTTATTCACAATTAGCAACACATGCTATTGTAAAAGGCAATAACACTAAGGTTAAGAAAGGAATTATATTAGATCCTGCACTACGAAACGAATTTTACCGTTATAAGTCAATAGTATTATATCTTACCGAAAAACAGCGATCAGCTATAACAACTGGATACAAAACAGGAGTTGCTGGAGTTGCTGGGGCCTACCATATAGACCATATATATTCTATACTACAAGGATATAAAGATAATGTTAGTCCATTATTGATAGGTAGTAAAAGTAATTTACAAATGTTGCCTTGGCATGATAATTTATCAAAACATGGTAAGTGTACTATAACCTTGGATACTTTATTCAACCGTGCTAGTTATAATATAGATAGATCAAAAAGTGAATTTGATGTTTTTTTAAATATGATTCGTTATGACATAAAAGAATCTGCATTGGTTAGTGGTGCAATGCTAATAGAGAGGTTTAATGAAACAAACTTACGCACCTAATACAGAATACCAAATTTTTACACCCAACGGTTGGGAAGATTTTGAAGGCATTTTTGTAAATGAAACTGCAAATAAAGACTCTCGAAAAATAACATTTAATGATGAGTCGTTTATTATTGCTACCCTTGAGCATCGATTTTTTATCAGTAATACTGAAATTAAAGTAAAAGATATTGTACTAGGTGATAAATTAGATTCTGAAAATACTATTAAAATAGTAACAGCATTAGAAGATATGGTATTAGAAGACACATACGAAATATTTAATGCAGAGAATCATGTCATACTAGCAAATAAGATTAATTCTCATCAATGCGACGAGTTCGCATTTGTTCGACCCACCATTGCTAGAGAGTTTTGGACATCCATATCACCCACACTTAGTACTGGTGGTCAAGCAATCATTACATCAACACCAAACAGTGACGAAGATCAGTTTGCGTTTATATGGAAACAAGCCAACAAGAGTGTAGACGAGTATGGTAACCCAACCAAAAACGGGTTAGGTATTAATGGTTTCTATGCGTACAAGTCAGACTGGTGGGAACATCCTGACAGGGATGACAAGTGGAAAGAAGAGGAAATGGGGCGTATCGGTGAAGAACGCTTCAGACGAGAACACGGATGTGAGTTCTTAATTTACGACGAAACACTGATTAACAGCACCACACTGATTGACATGGAAGGGAAAGGTCCCATAGAGAAACAAGGACAAGTGCGTTGGTATAAAAAACCTCAAAAAGGCAAAACATACGTAATTGGGTTGGATCCAAGTCTTGGCACAGGTGGTGATCCCGCGGCTATACAAGTATTTGAATTGCCTACAATGATACAATGTGGCGAATGGCAACACAACAAAACACCAATACAAAGACAAATTGGTATCCTAAAGGAAATTTGTGACTACATTGCGGAAATGACACAAACACCCAATAACATTTATTATAGTATAGAAAACAACACACTTGGCGAAGCAGGACTGGTAGTGATCAGTGATATGGGTGAAGAGAACATCAAAGGCACATTTTTAAGTCAGCCTGTTACCCCGGGTTCGTCTAGACTACACAGAAAAGGGTTTACTACTACAAATAGGTCTAAGCTAACAGTGTGTGCAAAGTTTAAAAGTTTGATCGAAAGTAAGAAAATGATTATCAACAGTCAAAACTTAATTAGTGAACTTAAAACATTTGTGGCGCACGGTGCTAGTTTTAGCGCAAAACAAGGCGAACGTGATGATTTGGTCATGGCCAGTTTATTGGCATTAAGAATGACACAGGCACTACAGAGTTTTGACAGTGAACTAGATAGTCACATGCGTGATGGTGCAGATGATTTCCAAGCGCCGATGCCCTTTATAATGATATGAAAATTACTCCGGTTGACAGTCAACATAATCTATTTCTAGTAGAAGACATTTATCCGCAAGATTTGATCGACCAAATTAGTCAAGTAGACTTTATGGAATATGATTGGGAGTTGCAAGAAGGGCAATTGGATTGGCCTAGACGAAAATTATTACCACCCCAAGACAGCATATTGTTTGAATTGGATAAGCATCTCAATACCGTGCGTCTTGATATTGCAGATTCAATGAATGGACACTTTCCGGAATATGATTGCTGGAGTAGTTTTTGGCTTGATTACTCTCCATATACTTGTAAAATGCACACAGATGGTGACATACCAACAGCAATGCAGATATATCTATTAGATAATGCAGGGTCAGAACATGGTACAGTGTTTTATAACCCAGACAAAACAATACGTTATACGTTCCATTACAAGGTTAATACAGGTTACTTCATGTTGAATGGCTCAGACCAATATCACGGAGTTCCTAACGTACTCCCTAAGGACCAATTGCGCCTAAGCAGTTACACCTACTTCGGCTCTTTTACGCATAAATAATGTAATGCGTGAATTAGACAACATATCAGCTTCTTTATTTGAAAAAATCCGTGCTCGTTTTGACAACATTAGTCTTGGGAACAACAAGGCTAACCGTACTAGCGACCCCGAACTTGCAAGATTTTTTAACTTTGACTACGTAGGAGAAGATGGAGAGAATTACGGAAATGTTACTATTAGTATCATTGATGAACAATCACTTAAAGTTTATTATGGTATGAACATAACAGAAGAAATGTCCGATCTCGACACAAAAAAATGGTTTATGTTCTTAAAGGATTTGCGCATGTTTGCAAAAAGAAACATGTTAAACTTTGATGTCCGTGATATCAATCGTAGTAACCTTGATTTAAGAAATATAAAACAACAAAGTGTAGCAGATGGTACTTTGGACTCAGACGAGGTAGTATCAGAAGCAAAGTTGTATGGTGACAATAGAGACAAGCATACCAGTTATGCAAACTTAGGTGAGCATAAAATTATTATTAAACACGTAGAATCAATTGACCCAGACAAACATGGTGCTCGTGCCAGAAACATCAGCAAGGTTTTTATTGAAACACCAGTAGGAGAACGCTTCTTACTTGATCACAAAAACCTACATGGTGCTAGGGCATTAGCGAATCACCTAAATCGTGGTGGCGAAATTAACGATAGCGGTAGCGAAGTTATCGCTGAGATGGTTAAAGAGATGAGTGCTATGCGACACTTTGCTCGTAACATGAACAACAGAACATTTGAAGACACAGAAACAACACGCATGGTCGAAGCGGCACTTGCTCGCTATCAAGAAGTTAAAAAGAATTTGGAAAGTTTCAAAGGATCCAAAGGACACGGGATATTGTTATCCATGGCAGAAAACTATGCCAAACCAGAAGACGACGTCGATATAGATGATTTGCGTGAGCGTTTTGTTAAGAAAATATACGACGATAGATTCAATGACGCACTACCGTATGTACAACGTGCGTACACAAGTCAATTTGAAGACTGGGCAACAGACGTAACAGAAGAAACATTTGGTCCAGCCGCAACCGATAAACTTTTAGAACTGTTTGACGATCCAATCACAACTGGTGTAGACGGACAAGACGCCATGGCCGCAATACAAGGTATTAGTATCGTGGATAACGATGATGTATCAGCTCAGTTACAAGAATTAAGCAAGCAAGGACCAGATGTAGATGCAAGACCAATGATTTCTGCCTGGCTAGCCCAAAACGGTGAATCAGACCTAGCAGAAGAACTTGAAGCAATACTGCAATCACAAGCAATAAACACAACCGCTCCTGCACCACGCCCACAAGAACCAGACAATGACACATATGCGGCATCAACAATGCCAGCTGGTAATGGCGATCCAGTAATACCTAATGCCATGAACGAAGATGAAGATTTAGACATGATTCGTTGGTTAAGTGGTTTGGATAAAAAATAATAAATTTCTCTTTGACAAGATAAATAAAACTGTTATAATATTGCACAGTGCAGTGTTATATCTAGGCACATTTATTAAGGCATTTTATTAAGGAGAAATACATTATGGCAACATCATTGGCTGAAATCAGAGCAAAACTACAAGCGCAAGACACACGCAGTGCAGGCGGAGGAAGATCACCGGGCGACAACGCCATTTATCCGCATTGGAACATATCAGAAGGTTCCAGCACTAGAATTAGATTCCTACCAGACGGCAACTCAAACAACGACTTCTTTTGGGCAGAACGCCTAATGATTAGACTTCCATTTGCAGGAGTTAAAGGGCAAGCAGACAGCAGGCCTGTTATTGTACAAGTACCTTGTGTAGAAATGTACAAAGAAGCATGCCCCATTCTAGCAGAAGTACGTGGATGGTTTAAAGACGCAAGTTTGGAAGACATGGGTCGTAAGTACTGGAAGAAGAAAAGTTACTTGTTCCAAGGCTTTGTGCGAGAAAATGCTCTTGCTGATGACAAGGCTCCAGATAATCCTATTCGTAGGCTTGTGATTAGTCCGCAGATCTTTAACTTGATCAAATCGGCACTAATGGATCCAGAACTAGAAAATCTTCCAACTGATATTACAGCAGGATTAGATTTTACAGTTACAAAAACCAGCAAAGGCGGCTATGCAGACTATAGCACCAGCAAGTGGAGTAGACGTGAGTCAGCATTAACAGCAGACGAACAAGCGGCTATTGACACACACGGTTTGTTTAATCTTAGTGACTTCTTACCAAAACAACCTGGCGAAGTTGAACTTAAAGTAATTAAAGAAATGTTTGAAGCCAGCGTTGACGGACAAGCATATGACGCAGAACGCTGGGGGCAGTATTATAGACCACCAGGCATGATGGTAACAAATGCGGCACCAGCAACCAAGAGCGAAGAATCATCACCTTCTGTAGCACAACCTACGCCTAGTGCGGAGCCTGCTACACCCGCTCCTGTTGTTGAAGCCGCACCCGCTCCTGTTGCTGAAACTGTAACAGCAGAAGCACCAGCAAACGATTCGAGCAAACGTGCCGAAGACATATTGGCAATGATTCGAAATCGTAGTAAGTAATACTATTAATTATAATAGTACTTGTGTTAAATATGTTGGGGTGTTCTTTGCCCCAACATATTACTTTTTGTAAAAAATGAATCCAGTTAAATCTATTACATTTGGTCTTGATCCTTCAGCACCACCTGCTTTCTTGTTGGATTGGGAACTAACTAAAAAATGCAATTTAGATTGTTCTTATTGCGGCATCGGCGAGTTTGGCGGACACGACAATAGCACACAGCACCCACCACTGGAAGAGTGCGTAAAGTCAATTGACTTTATGTATGCGTATGTGGACCTGTACATGCAGTACAGAAAAGAAAGTAATAGAAAAGTTGTATTAAATGTTTACGGTGGCGAAAGTTTAGTACATCCACAAATTCTAAGAATCTTAGAACTTGTCAGAGAAAAATATCAACAGTATAAAGATCGATGGGAACTAACTGTTACCTGTACAACAAATGGTATTGTAGGTACACGGATGTGGAGTAAGATTATTCCACATATAGATGAGTTTATTGTAAGTTATCATCCAGAGAACATACCCAAGCAAAAAGAGCAGTATAAGAAAAACATCCTGCAACTGAAAAAGATAAACAAACGTTTCAAGTGTGTGATGCTAATGCACAACGATAAAGAAATGTTTGATGACGTAGAACGTATGGTACAGTATTGCAAGGACAATAACCTACCATTCTTTCTTAAACGGCTAGACAACACAGAAGAACAATGGGCCTATACCGGCAAGCAGTTTCAAAAAATACAAGCAAACTTCACAAGTAACGAAGTTGAAGGATCCGACGAAAAAGTATTAAGCATAGCAAAAGGTAGAGCTTGCTGTGGCGGACGTAAGATGTGTGTAAATGGCAACTATAAAGAAAACTTGCTGTATATTAACAAGCAAGGATTCAAAGACTGGAACTGTAGTGTTAATTGGTACTTTTTGTTTCTAAGACAGTATAACGGTAAAGTTTATTCTAGCACAAAAGATTGTTTAACGAATGTAACTACTAACCGTGTTGAGCCGTTGGGTAATATTGATAATTACCAGGTAATGTTAGACACACTTAGAAAACAACTAGAAACTAAAAGCATGCCAGTAATCAAATGCGTAAAAAGCATTTGTGTTTGTGGATATTGTGCGCCAAAAGCTACTACAGAGTCTGAACTAAACGAACTTTTGAAATATAGAATAGACATTAATGTGTTAAAGTATGCTAAGTCAGATTGATACAATATTGTTTCCAGACTCATGCGAAGTATTGGAAGTTGCTCCAAGAAGATTTGTGTATCCTATACACAAAAACGGATCAACTAGTCTACACAACTCCGGGTTTAGGAAACTAGAACTAGAAGAAATAAAACAACTGGACATGATTGAAGTATTTGTTCGTGATCCTGTTGACCGTTATGTAAGTGGTGTAACCAAGTTTGTCGAAGACACTGAATTAGATGACTATACAGTTTTGCATTTTGTTGATAACTATCTGTTCCTCAATAATCACTATGCTCCACAATTTTATTGGCTACTTAATTTACAGCGTTTCACTGATGCTAAACTTATATTGCGTCCGCTGGATCAACTAAACACCATTACCAAATTACACCACAATATAAGTGATAAGAATAAATTAGTAAGGGTAAGCAATAAAGTACAATTTTACCTAAAACTTGATCAAGTATTAGTTGGTGAACTGTTAGGTAAAACTGTTACATTTAAACAGATAGTACAAACAATCAAACACCGTTATCCGGAAGTATACAAAGAAGTTATACAGAGATCAATAGACTTATGCAATGTCCTCGTTTAGACCATTTTGTAAGATTTAATCCAGGCGGGACCGTAAGCCGTTGTGGTCACATGGTTGATCCACCTAAGTTTGCTGGTCTTGACGCAATGGAGCAGAGTGATTGGTTGTATAACTTACGAAACCAAGAATGGCCTGCGGAGTGTGTGCGGTGCTATGACACTGAGAGCGTTAACGGTAAAAGCATTAGACAAAATGCTATAGAATTTGATCAACAGCAAGATAAACACAACTATCTCACAGTAGGTGGCATACTGGATAATGTGTGTAACAGTGCCTGTTTTACGTGTGATGCATCCTACAGCACAAAGATTGGTAGTTTAACCAACAAGATATATCCTGTAGTAGACAACAGCAACGCATACTGGAACTTACCACTTGATCGTGTGGTACACTTGGATATAAACGGTGGTGAACCAAGTGCAAGTAAAAATTACAAACGGATACTGCAAAACTTACCGCCTAACTTAAAATCATTACGATTAAACACAAATTGTAGTTTGGTCATAGAAGAACTTGAAGACATTGTAGCAAAGGGTATTGATGTAACTGTTACAGTGAGTTTGGATGGTATAGGAGATGTGCATGATTATGTACGCTGGCCTATCAAATGGGATAAGTTTTATAGTAACCTAATGATATACAAAAGCATGAATGTTAAACTCAACACCTGGACAACAGTTAGCGCACTAAACATACGGGACTTTAAGAACATAATTAAGTTTGTTAAACAAAACAAGTTAGAACACAGTTATGCATTTTTAGAAAAGCCAGATGTACTGAGTGTTAAGTACAGAAACAAGTTTACCAGTGCATGTGCTGGACAGTTTGATTTAGTAGCAACCCAAAGAAACAATAACTTTGAATTAGAAGCATTTTTAGAAGAACAAGATAAAGTTAGAGGGATTGATGAAGCCTTACGCTGAAATACCAGTAGACGTAACAGACATTGCCAATCAAATAGTTGATTATATATCAACCAACGACAGTATAAGTTTATACGAAGGTAGTCCGTGGAAGTTTTTAGACACACGTGACCTGTTAGTCAGTTGCCCTGCACTACTCTATTTCTTTAAACAGCATAAATTAGTAGTCAAGGATAGTGCAATAACATACATAACAGATAGCAATGATTTACCTATGCATGTAGATGAAAAGCCTGTTGTAGCAAAAATGAACTTTCCTGTGCTTAATGCCAAGGGCTGGACAAACAAATGGTTTACGGTAGACAATCTAGAAAACTATCCAAAGATTAAAAACCAATTTGGCAGTGAAGTATATGATTTATCCACAGCGGCAGGAGTGTTGTTAGCAGAATATCGTGACATGCCCTATCCTATAGTGTTCAACAGCAGTATTGCCCACAGTGTCGAACAATACTCAGACAATGCAAGGATACCAAGGATTGTAGCAAGTTTCACATTTCACAAGGAACCAATTGAATGGCTAGAATAGCAATAACAGGACACAGTGCTGGCATTGGCCGAGCATTTGCAAAAATTTACAAAGAACAAGGACATGAAGTTGTTGGACTTAGTCGTCGTGATGGTAATAACATTAGAAACACAATGAAAATGTTAAAATATATAGAGCCTTGCGACTTGTTTATTAATAATGCACAAGCTGGGTTTGCACAAACAGAACTATTGTTTGCTGTGTTTGGAGCATGGCAAGGAAAACTACACAAGAAGATCGTTAATATTAGTACACTTATGACAAGTGAACCAGTCAGTTGTTTGCCTGGGTTTGATATGTTAAAGTATCACGTGGAAAAAACAACACTAGAAGAAGCCATCCGCCAACTACGTGGACTGCATACTCTGCCTAAACTTTGCTTAGTCAAACCAGGAAAGGTAAACACACAAGGAGACAGTGGTGTAAACCCCGATGCATGGGCTAAACGTATTGTTGACATATTAGATTCAGGTAATGATATGCAAGTAGAAGAAATTGCCATTGGAGAATATTGGGAATGGAACCCAAAGATTACTTAACTAATCGTAACTTTTGTCCTATCCCGTGGACTGGGTTAATGTATAACTTTGACGGTAATGTTAAAACCTGTATCAGATCCAGTGCGCCCATTGGCAATATACGTGAACAAGGTATAGAACAGATATTAAACGGCGAAAACAATCAAGCAACACGGGTCAACATGTTAAACAATAAGCCAGGTGAACGCTGTGATCCTTGTTATGAACTAGAGCAAGGGGGAAATAAGTTTGATATTATTAGTGATAGAGTTTTTTACCTGCGCGAACTCAAGCAGGTGCCACTAGACACGTACGATAAGGTAGATGCGCATAGATTAGAAAAAATAGATGTGCGTTGGACCAATCTCTGCAACTTTAGTTGTGTGTATTGTAACGCAGACTTTAGCAGTCAATGGGCAAACGAGTTGGGTGTAAAAATAGACACACCCAACAAACAACAGCGAGACGACTTCAAAGCATATATCTTCAAACATGTGGATACACTAAAACATGTTTACATGGCTGGCGGCGAGCCCTTGTTAATGAAGGAAAATGAAGAACTACTAGAAAAACTATTATTAGTCAATCCAGATGTTAATTTGCGCATCAACACCAATTTAAGTCATACAAATACTCGTGTGTTTGATTTAGCGTGTAAGTTTAAGAACGTACACTGGACAGTTAGCGCAGAAACAATGGGCGACGAGTACGACTATATACGACACGGGGGACAGTGGGCAACATTTTGTCGCAATCTAAGAAAAATAAAAGATTCGGATCATAAAATTACATTCAACATGTTGTATTTTGTACTTAATCCCTTCAGTGTATTTAAATTTGTGGACAAGTTTATGAACGATTGGAACTTCCACCCAAACGCTTTTGTAATTGGCCCATTATTGTTTCCTGACTACCTAAATATTAGACATTTACCAGATAAGATGTTACAATTAGTCAAGCAAGAGTTAGAACAACGCATTGCAGAACATCCAGGATTTTTATTGGAAAATAGTTATCAAAATTTGTTGCGTTATATCGAGCAACCAATTGAAAAGAATTTAGCAGGAACATTTGAACAGTTAGCAGTAATGGACGCCAGACGTGGTGTTGATAGTAGTAAAATATTCATAGATCTATATAAGGAAAAATAAACATGGCAAAACCGTTTGATATAAGTAAATTTCGCAAGGGACTGACCAAGAGTATTGAAGGAATCAGTTTTGGGTTCAATGATCCAACAGACTGGGTAAGCACAGGAAACTATGCATTAAACTATCTTATCTCAGGAGACTTTTACAAAGGTGTTCCACTAGGTAAAGTTACAGTGTTTGCCGGAGAGTCAGGCGCAGGTAAAAGTTATATCTGTTCAGGTAATATCATAAAGTCAGCACAAGAGCAGGGTATTTTTGTAGTGCTGATTGACTCAGAAAATGCACTAGACGAAGCATGGCTAAAAGCACTTAATGTAGACACATCAGAAGACAAACTGTTAAAACTTAACATGGCTATGATTGATGATGTTGCTAAAACTGTTAGTGACTTTATGATAGAGTACAAAACACTAGCAGAGGAAGACAGACCCAAGGTGCTGTTTGTAATTGATAGTTTGGGTATGTTGCTAACACCCACTGACGTAGCACAGTTTGAAAAAGGTGATATGAAAGGTGATATGGGTCGTAAGCCCAAGGCACTAACATCACTTGTACGTAACACAGTTAACATGATTGGTTCGCTCAATGTGGGACTTGTGGCAACTAACCACACATACGCAAGTCAGGACATGTTTGATCCAGATGATAAGATCAGCGGTGGACAAGGCTTTATCTATGCAAGCAGTATTGTTGTTGCAATGAAGAAGATGAAACTTAAAGAAGATGAAGACGGTAACAAGATATCAGAAGTAAAAGGTATCAGAGCAGGCTGTAAGATAATGAAGACTCGTTACGCAAAACCATTTGAAGGCATACAAGTTAAAATACCGTATGAAACCGGTATGAACCCTTACAGCGGACTTGTGGATCTGTGTGAGAAAAAGAGTTTATTGGTGAGAGAAGGCAACAGCCTTAAATACACAACTTCATCAGGTGATGAAATCAAACAGTTCCGCAAGGCTTGGGAACGTAACGAAGGCGGGTCTTTAGACATCATTATGAATGACTGGGAAAATAAAGCCGCAGGCAAGGAAGTCGAAATTGTAGTAGAATCGGATGTTGATAACTTAGGAGAAGAGAACTATGTCGATTGATGTAGAAGTCCTAGTAGAAGCGTATACCATACTAAAGCAATATATTCCAGCGAAGGAGCGGCAAGAAGCCGCAGATAACCTAGTAAGTATGTTAAACGATGCTATTAACGATAAGGAGTTTAGGGAGTTTGGTCTTGCTGATAATTATACTAGCTCAGCAGTAACTGAGTTTGTTGATGATGAAGATAACGATTATTACGAAGAATAATGTGGTATAATAAAGTTGTAGCAGACCTTGCCAAGATACCAGACTTTATACGCCATTACGAGAAAGAACTGGATGAAGCTAAAAAGGAAACCTATATCAGTGGCAGCCTTGAACGTGCCGCGGCAAACCTTCCAGGCATAACAGAGCACCGTTTTAATCAATTGCAAGAGATTGAAGCAGTGCTAAACTTTTTGAATATTGAACTGCGCAAAATACGCAGGACATATTTTCAAAAATACTTAGAAGGATATCAACGAGCATTAAGCAGTCGAGATGCAGAAAAGTATGTAGATGGCGAGGATGATGTTATACACTTTGAGACATTCATCAACGAAGTAGCACTATTGCGTAACAAATGGTTAGGGCTAATGAAAGGCCTAGAAAGCAAAAACTTCATGATAGGTCATGTGGTTAGATTGCGTACAGCAGGAATGGAAGACATAGTATTATGATAACATTTAAGAATGAATTTGAATCACACGAACACAGTTTAATCACACTAGATCAACTATACGAATACGATAGTTTCTTGGATAGCCTTACTACTATTGCAGATTTTGGATGTGGCACAGGTAGGGATGTGCAATGGTGGGCAAACTTAATGACACGCGATGATCCCCCAAGACCACGTAACTATAAAGTGTATGCGTGTGACCGAGCAGTTGACAAGGTATTAGATGCCGAAGTGCGTGAATATGCAAATGTACACCCAGCAAATATTGATATTGACTCAGACGATCCACCGTTGAGCGTTGAAGTTGACTTTATATGGAGTCACGACACGTTTCAATACGTAATTAATCCTATGCGTACACTGGCTGCCTGGAATCGGCAATTGGTAGTAAACGGTATGCTGATGATGGTATTCCCACAGTCAACCTACACGAAATATGGGCATGAAGAAGTAATATACAGTGCTTCGCAAATGTACTACAATCACAATCTAATACACATGGTTTACATGTTAGCAGTGAACGGATTTGACTGCAAAGATGCATACATGAAAAAAGATGCAGATGATCCGTGGTTACACGTTGCAGTATATAAATCTTGTGAGCCGATGGATCCAAAAACAACAACTTGGTTTGATCTCGCTGACAAAGATTTGATAAACAAGACTTTTGTAGAATGTTTAAACAAGCACAGTTACATAAGGCAAGACAAGATACTTACCCAGTGGATCGACAAGGGACTTTACTTTAATAAACGATGAACAAAGTTGTACTATGTACCGGTGGCTACGATCCTTTGCACAGTGGCCACATAGCTTACTTTCGTGCCGCAAAAGAACTAGGCGACTACTTGGTAGTGGGCATAAACTCAGATGCTTGGCTTGAACGCAAAAAAGATCGTGCATTTATGAATTGGAATGAACGTGCTACTATTGTAAAGAATTTAGAAATGGTAGACTATGTTGTTGAATTTGACGATGCAGACGGCAGTGCGAGAGATGCTATACAAACAGTAAAACAAACTTGGGCAGGGCACGAGATTGTTGTTGCCAACGGTGGCGATCGTACAGCACAAAATGTTTTAGAAATGGATGTCGACGGTGTTACATACGAATGGGGTGTAGGCGGGACATACAAGATGAACAGCAGTAGTGACCTACTCACAGATTGGACAGCGTTCTGGGAAAAAACAGACAGTAGAACAGATCGCCCATGGGGACATTATGATGTGCTGTACAGTGTACCTGGAACCAAAGTAAAAACGCTTACAATAGAACCAGGACAAAGTCTAAGTCTCCAGCGTCACCGCAAGCGCACAGAGCTTTGGTTAATAGCACAAGGTCGTTGTTGTGTTGGGAATGTTGAGCTTAATACACACGATTACTATAAAATAAATCCAACAGTGTGGCACCAATTACGCAATCCATACAACGAGCCTTGCGTACTTGTAGAAATACAGTACGGTAGCGAATGCGTAGAAGAAGATATAGATCGGCACTAAATACACTATTATGCGAGCAAAAGAATTTATTATTGAAGCAAAAGGTGTGTTTGGCCGTAACCAAGGTGACCCTTTTGTACACGCAAACGGAGAAATAGCAGAGTTTGTAGACGTTGGTGCTTTTCCTGATTTACAAACACAAGGAAAACAGTACGACAGTCCTGAATCACGAGATAGTAGCATCTCTAATATTGAAAAAGAATATAACACAGTTATACAATGGGTTAATGCGCCTAACGCTACTAGTTTAGCATTTGCAGTTGCAAGAGTGCAAACTTCAGACGGCAAGGTTCTATTGTGGGGCAGGTACTTTAAACAAGTATCGCCGGACATGATGGGTAAATGGAGCAACAAAGAAGTCCCTGCAGGATGGTCATTACAAACCAAAGGTGCAAAGAAAGTTGCTAGTGGATTAGATCCGCAAACACTAATAGGATCAGAACAACAGTTTAAAGGGCCAGGATCTGTAATCCAACAAGTTGCTAGATCCGGCGACGAAGTTTTAACAAATGCACTAGAGCAAACAGCACAAGGCAAACTTGCTGTATTCCCGGGAATGGTAGATCAATTAGAAACTATCAGAGACTACTTTGGTGAGATAATGGGACCTGTTGCCATGATGGGCGGTATAGTTGGCGGCCAAGCAGATGAAGCAAAAGTTGCGTTAGCAGGCGGAACAGACTGGGCGAACATGCCTATCTTTTGGCCACAAAGTAAAAATCATAATCTAGTAGACAGTGTATTTGTAGCGCCAGACGGTGTAGAAATTGGTGTAAGTAGCAAAGGTGGCAAAGGCGCTGCCGCAAGTGTAAAGAACTTATACGATAGTGTACAGAAAAACAAAGATAACGCAGAGCTTATGCGTACAGTAGCGTATGCTAGAAAAATAGTTACTGCTATTGCAGAAAACACAGCAATGCAAGGACCGTTTGTATTGGGAGAAATGTTAGGTATAAGTACTCCTGCACTGCGTGACGAAGTAAACAGTTGTATAGAATCAGGTAAACGTGATTTTGACGGACTGAGTGAAGAAGCAACAAAGTTTGCAAGCACAATCAAGTCAGACCCCAGCAAGCCTGGTTTCAACACAGGATACGCTATACTAGCAGGATTAGCAAAAGCAGTTGCAGGCGTTGTCAACAGCAATCCAGAATTCACAAAAGGTGCGTTAGCACTCCTAAACACAGCCAGCATTGTTCAGCTATATACAAAAGTCGGCAAGAAAGGCGATGATGTTGCAGTTACATCATACGAAGCAGTTTATCCGCCTAACTTTAAAGGCACTATACTATTAGACAACGGTAAAACATACTACGGCGGAGTTCCTAAGGGTAAGTTCGCTTTTAAATTCAATTAATTTATGAAAACAATGCCCACACTGGAAATTACAACCATGATTGGCTGTCCACTCATGTGTAATTTTTGTCCACAAGAAAACTTACGAGACAAGTACGGTGAAGACACCAAGTACATGAGCTTGGATACATTTAAAACAGCACTTAGTAAAGTACCAAGCGACACACGTATAGACTTCAGTGGCATGGCAGAAGCCTGGGTTAACCCAGAAGCAACCAACATGTTGCGCTATGCACTAGAGTCCAATCATCGTGTTGCTATATACACAACACTGTATAACTGGACAACAGACACTGCTAACGAAGTATTAGAATTGTTGACATCACACAAACCGTTAGTAGACACGTTTAGTATACACTTTCCAGATGAGTACGGTAACATGAAAGGCTGGAAGTATACCAAAGAGTGGGAAGATGTTTACAACATCATGACCGGTGGTGTCCAGAGTGCAGGCATTAAACTAGAAGCAATGACCATGAGCGATCATGGCAAGATACACGAAGATCTACAACACCTGGGTGTGCAGTTGTACAACTGGTTTGGACACGATCGTGCAGGTAGTTTAAACAAACAACAAGTAGAAACAGATCAAGAAATCAAGTTTGTTGAACGACACGAAACACCAATACGCTGTAGCAAGACGGTAAACTACGATCAACATGTGCTTATGCCCAATGGCGATGTTGCAATATGTTGTATGGATTACGATCTAAAACATGTGATCGGCAACCTAAACAAGGACAGTTATTGGGACTTGTTTACCGGGCCGGGCATGACCAATCTAATAAGAGAAAATACCAAAACTTGTTTCTCAGACAAGAGCTTGTGCAAAAGTTGCACAGACGCATTACCGGACAAACTTACCTATCTAGTTGACATAGTATAAGCAATCGCTTATAATAGTGCTATGACTGAAAAAGAACGAGAGATATTGGGTATCACCCAAGAAGAGTGTGCTGAGGTTATACAAGCAATCAGCAAGTGTGTGCGTTTCGGAATAGACAATAGTCATAAGTCTGGTGCCACACAACGTGAAAATTTAAGCATGGAAGTCGGCGACTTAGTTTGCATGATTGGCCTAATGGTAGAGTCTGGGTTGGTTAAAGAAGAAGATATTAACCGTGCCCATGGTGAAAAGATTGAAAAATTAAAAGTTTACAGCAATATTTTTAAATGATCACACGTATAATGATGATTGGTCCCGGGCGTTTAAATGATGCCTGTTGTGCGCTTAGTTTTGATGAGTTCTTATCCCCTGGTATAGATCAAACTGTAATAGTCAGTCCGATAAGCAGTACTAATATTATAGACAAATTTGCACAGTTTCCTCACATTGATCAGACCAAACTGATTTTCAAAAAAGACAGTGAATTTAATTTGCCTGGATGGGATGACCACTGGTACAAACAGCAAGGTCTAAAATTCAGTCTATTGGATAGCTTAGACTCGGACATTGTGATACAGGATTGCGATGTGTTCTATATCAAACCGTGGCAGTACATACAGAATGGACATCCTGTATTTAGAACAGAAGATGTGTGGAACGACCATCACGCTGTGTACGAACAAGCAGTAATAAAACTAATCGGAGCAGGACGAACAAGCAACGAAAGTTATGTAACAGAATTTATGCCTTATCTTAAACAAGACTGGGTTGCACTTAAACAGAAACTAGGTGGTGATTGGAAAACAGCAATCGAAAGTGTTGGGCCGTTTGATGACACCAAATGGTTAAGCGAGTATGAGTTACTGGGAATTTACAAGAGTGTGTTTGATCCAGATAACTATCATTATATAAAAGATAAAATGCCTATAATACATCATATCAACGAGCTAGAAGGGTTGGATTGGGCAGAAGCAAATGTAGTAAAGTTTAAAGCAAGACCCCTTAAAGGGATGAACGAGGAAGATGCACACAGAATAGTAGATTATTTTAAGAGGATAACAGCATGACATTTTTAGTAACAGAAGCCTGCGTAAAATGCAAATATACAGATTGTGTAAACGTCTGTCCAGTGGATTGTTTTTATGAAGGTCCAAACTTTTTAGTAATCAATCCAGATGAGTGCATTGACTGTGCAGTGTGTGTTCCTGAGTGTCCTGTGGATGCAATTGTTGCTGATAACGAACTCGACGGTGCAGAACTTGATTACTGGTTAAAAATAAACACAGAACTCAGTGAAAAGTGGCCTAACATTGACAAAGCAAAAGACCCACTCCCAGAAGCAGAAGAATACAAAGACATTAAGGATAAAAGAGACCTAATAGAAAAGTAGTAGATGACCAAAAAGAAAAACTCCAATGAGGCAAAAGGAAGGTACAGCTACGACAGTGAACTAGGTGGTAGTTTAGTTACTTTCCTGAACAAAAGCGTAACTCCTTATCCAACAGAAGCAGGCAGTCCCAAGTTTGAACTGGTTAAAGTAGAAGAACAAAAGGATTTGATGCTGAACGTTGCTCGTATGCATGCAGAGCAGGAGTACAAACGCATTATGGATCTTGTTGCTGTACTGCAAGGACAAGCAGAAGAAATAAAGCGTAGACTATATGTTACAGATGCAGTGCATGCCGCACACTATGAATTTCAACCATATCCTGGACAGATTTATAATTTAGTTTGGGACAACATCAAAGAACGAACTATACTAGAAATAATGGACAAGGACCAGTGGACCAGTGGTATACCAGATAACTACGAGTATCTAGCTAGAGTTAAATGGTTAGGTGATTTTACTTGGATTGAAGTTGATGATCAAGGTAACCTTAAAGGTTCTACCATACAAACTTCTGCTGGTAGTGACGAACAATCGTAGCAAGCTCAGTATTAAAATTAGCAACAGCATCCCAATTTAAATTCCTTAACTTACTATCGTCGATACTGTAGCGCACATCCTGCCCTTGTCTTGTTACTGATAAGTCAAGATGGCGGTCTGTGTCTTGTTCTTTGCCTTTAAAAAAGTCATTAATAATCTTACGTGCAACCACAATGTTTTGTTCTTCGTAGTTGCCTGCAATGTTGAAGATTTCGTTTTGCACACCACTTTCTATTAGAGTAGTTACTGCTTCAGCAGTGTCGCTAACGTGCAACCATGTGCGTGTTGGTGTACCAGCATCGTGCAGTGGAATAGTCCTGCCTAGTTGTAGGCTCTTGATGCTTTTGGGTATAAATTTTTCTGTGTATTGTCCTACGCCGTAGTTGTTTGTAGGGCGTACAATAATGTAAGGCACGTTAAATGTTCTAGCCCATGCTAGTATTAACTGATCAGCGGCAGCTTTTGTGGCACTGTAAGGATTGCTGGGTTTCAGCAAATCTGTTTCCACATGACTACCTTCTACGATATCACCGTAAACCTCGTCAGTACTAAAGTGTAGCAGTGTAGGCATCTTAAACCGGTGTTTTTCTTTAATTAGGTTCAATAAATGATGCACTCCGTTAACATTACTGCGCAAAAATACATCACTGCTTACTATGCTATTATCTACATGTGTTTCCGCGGCAGTATTAATAATATAGTCACAATCGTATAAAAAGTCTATATCGTTTATGTCTTTGCGTTCAAACACAAAGCGAGTATTTGTCTCGAGCTCTGCAAGCAAGTCTTCATTTGCGGCATACGTAACTTTGTCAATGCCACGCACATACCAACCTTTGCTTAGGCAGTGCTGTGCAACATGATATCCGATAAAGCCTAAACAGCCTGTAACATAAACAACTTTTGTACTCATATTTTTCTTCTTAAATTCAAGTATGCAGGTTCTGTACTAAACAAGAACTCCTGCCATATGTTTTCTAAATCTTCTACTGTGTCTGGTTTGTACAGTTTGATATTAGGCAATGCTGCCAATACCTGTTCGTCGTCGTGTGCCCAATGACTTATGCCATCGTGATTGTAATCGTAGTCACGTCCGCTACCAATTAACTTAACAGGGATACGTTCGTGATTAACATAGTTGCGCAACAACTCAAATGGTCTGTACAACAAGAAACTGCTCATGCTGTAGCACACAGGTATTACACCTTCGTTGGCCATCCCAACTGCTATACCAGCCATGGTAAACTCTGCGGCTCCGACATTGTAAAAACGTTCTGGAAATGCCGCACGTACTTGATCCAATACACCAAATCCCAAATCAGCAGTAACAACACGCACATGATCAGAGTCAACCATACTGCCTAACAACAAGTCTGCCGCTTCACGCCTCATTGATCAACTCCTTGTAGTCCTGTTCTTTGAGAACGTAGTAATGTGTAAGTAAATCTTTAGCAAATGACCAATTGGGTAATTCACTTTGTCTTATTCTAATACGTGGCATAAAAGCTCTTAGTCTTTTAATCAGTGTTGCAGAGTCAACAGGATCATATGCACCCATACCGTTTATGTTTGCATAAACTTCTATGTTGTTGACCTTGTTGTCTGTGATATAACGTAGACTTTCCCATATGCTGCCTTCGGCGGCTTCACCGTCGCTGATCATGCACCAAACACGCTTTTCAGGTGTTGCTAGTGCATGCCCAATGGCAATAGGGAGACCACTGCCGAGACTGCCTGTACTACAGTACAAATGATTTTCAAGATCTCTACCCGGATGGATACCATGTTTATGCAACATGGCTACGGGATCAACTCCGTAGTATTTCTCGAGAACTACGTACAGTGCAAGTCCGGCGTGGCCATTGCTCAGTATAAAAACTTCGTCGTTATTGCGATGATGATATATTTCTTCAATAATCGGCAACGCACTAAGCGTACTGCTCAGATGACTAAGTTTTTCTTGATAGGTGACGTCTAAGAGTCTACGTTCTAGTTCGTTCATGCTTTGAATGCGTATAATTGATCATGTATAACTGGTTCCACTGTGTAGCCACAGTTTTCAAACACAGTCTTTAGTTGTTGTCTGTTCGTTTCCAGGTTACCTGGCCATTGATGACTTTCATTATTGGTCTGATGTATTTCAATGAACCAAAAGTCAATCTTGTCTGCTACTGCTCCTACCGTTTCTTCTGTTAGTGCAATCACTTCTGATCCTTCAATGTCGCATTTAACAAAGTCAACATGGTCAATTTCTAATGTTTCTAGCAAACCTGCAATGGTAATACCGGGTACAGTAATCTCATCCCCTTTGTGGCCTACTAAACTGTTGGTAGTTGAATTTTCGTTAAGATAAAAACTAACATCTCCATTATAGTTATTGATTGCATATGGTCGCATTTCTATGTTGTGATGCTTTGCTGTAAGCTCTTGGGCAATCTTATAGGTGCTAGGCACTGCTTCCACAGCAACAACACGGTCGCAACTGTCCGCGGCATATAAACTAAACAGTCCTATGTTAGCACCCAAGTCTAACACAGTCATATCTTTTTTGTCTAGGAAAATAGGATCGTACATGCGTTCTTCGTTAATCTGTTTTAGTATGGTGTCTACATGGTTTTCTGGCTCGTCAAAATGTAATTTTGCTTCTGCAGATTCTGCAACCACGTTAATTTTGTTACCTTTGCTTGTTCTAAGTATTTTTGCTCTCATAATGTGCCTTGGTTAAAAAATATATTATACCTTCTTCTAATGAATAGTTACATTCAAAACCTAACTGTTTTGATTTTGTTGTGTCGCACACCCACAGTTTACTTTCGAATGCTTTTCTAATTTCAAATACTTCTGTTACTGGTGCTGTTTTCTTTGTTATTTTTTCGAATATTTGCAGTACTTCTTTGTTGCTTACCTGCACTCCGCTACCAAAGTTATAAATTTCACCTGGTGCAATGTTGTCCTGTGTTAGCATTTCTATACCACGACAAAAATCATGTATGTAGATAAAGTCATGATAGCCTTCGTACAGTGTCATAGGTTCATTGTACTTGAATGCTCTCCACAAGTGTGGAAATAGTCTATGTGGTCTTTCTCCTGGACCATACACACTGTAAGGTCTTGCTATGTAAATTTTTAAATCGTGCGCCCTTGCCCAACCTTGGCACATGAGCGTAGCCGCGGCCTTTGTGCCTTGATAAAAGTCCACTGGCTTCAGCAGTGTGTCTTCTGCTGTTGCGTATTCTGTTGGGCCATATTCACTGCTACTGCCAATTTGTATCATACGACATTTAGCGTCTCTTACATATTCGAGTAACTTGTATGTGAGCAGTATGTTTGGTTCAAACATTTTATTAGCATCGTATATCTCTGCCGCACAGTTTATTATAACATCTGGCTGGAAACTTTGCAACTGTGCTGTGAGTTGCCGATGTGCTGTGACGTCGTCAGTACGCACGTGTAGTATAACCGCATGTCCTCTTGTACGAAAGTAATCGGCTAGATTGAGTCCTACAAACCCAGTTGCGCCTGTGATGTAAACCTTCATCTGATTATTTGTCTACCAACTCGCTCTGCTCTTTTGAGCCTAACGTTTTTGTAAGTGCCGGGCCAGTGTACTATCCAATCTCCTTGTGCCCATGCGCCTGAGTTGCCCATAATATCTTTGCTGGCATCACAGTAATCATAAATTTGTGGCTCGTAACTGTTCATGTACCTTTGCGGAACAATCTTAACAATGTCTTGGTATTCTTCAATAGTGTCAATAACAACTTGTTGTTCAGCCCACTCTATTAATATGTAGTCTGGCTCTTTGTCTATTATCATTTGTAGCCAAGCTCTGCCTTGCTCTGTGTTGCGCACCAAGAAGTTTCCTGTGTTTATGTTTAGTCTGTCCACTGGCACTATTACATGGTAGTCGTTGTCTATCTTCTCATCGATGGGAATAGTGAGATTAGTAATCATAGCATCGCACTCTGAAAACAACAACCAATCAATATCAGGATGCAGTTTAAAAAGTTCTAGTGTATAATGTATTTTATTGAAGCCTGTGATCTTGCTGTACTTCATTTCGGTTAGTTCAAAGAACTTGTAACCGTAGCGTTCACAGTATTCTATTTTGGGTTCATTTGTTAGTTCAGCGAGGTCGCGATAGTTGTCATCATATAGCGTCGCTACGGCATGTGGCATATATTGTCCTTGAAAATCATTTGTAAGAATATTTATTATACTAAGTATTGCTATGAAAATATACGACAGTTTCCCCTTTTTCAATGAGTTTGGGCTTCTTGAGCTCAGACTGCGTGAACTATATGATCATGTGGATTATTTTGTATTAGTAGAAGCCAATAGAACATTCCAAGACAATCCCAAAGACCTGCTGTACTACAACAATAGAGAACGTTTTGCACAATGGGCAGATAAAATTATCTACTATCCTGTTACAGACATGCCCAAAGACACAGATACATGGGGCAGGGAAAGACATCAGCGCAATGCTATATTAAACGGTGTGCGGGATGCAGACGACAATGATATAATCATAGTAAGCGATATAGATGAAATACCCAGAACAGAAACCATTGAGAAACTTAGAGCAAGTAGTGCAAGTATATGGCCATTCAGAATGCCCTTGTTTAACTTTAAGTTTAATTACATGCTAATTAACCAAGACAACTATGTTGTGTGGAGCAGTGCATGTAGGAAGAAACTGCTGGACAATCCAGAAGACTTTAGACGAGCAAGGCATCAACTACAAGGCTTTCCGTATAACCACAAAGATGACACTGTGGAAATGATTGAACATGCTGGGTGGCACTTTACGTATTTTGGCAACGAAGAGTTTGCTAAACAAAAAATTGGTAGTTTTGCACACGACGAAACCAACGATCCGTGGATACTAGAACAGTTGAACGTTGAAGAAAGCATACGCAAAGGGCATGGCATAATACAAACAGATGAACGCTACAAGTTTGCACCTGTTGCCCTAGATGATTACTTCCCAGAATCCATACGCAACAGCACCAGTGTTATCACAGGCGATTATCCTTCCGCACGTACATATCTTCCGCAGTAACAAAAATTTAATATAATTGTAACGTTACTGTAACACTATTATGTTTAAATAATAGCGAGTAAACCAAGGAGGATATATCAATGAAATTATTACTCGCTGTGTTAGTATTAGCATTTAGTTCATCAATCCATGCAAGAGATTACGTTAGTATTGCTGGATCTTCAACCGTATTTCCGTTCGCAACAATTGTGGCAGAACAACTAGGAAAAAATCCAAACTTAAAAACCCCAGTAGTAGAATCGGGTGGCTCTAGCGTTGGTAAGAAAGGCGTGTGTGATGGGATTGGCACACAGTTTATTGATATTGGCAATGCAAGCTCAAGAATGAAGGTGAAAGAACTTGCCTATTGCGATAAAAATAAAGTTACTGTTACTGAAATTAAAGTTGGGTATGATGGTATAGTATTAGCAAACTCAAAAGATGTACCACAACTTAAAATTTCATTAAGCGATCTTGGCAAGGCACTAACTGCCAAGGTTCCAGTAAATGGCAAGATGGTGGAGAATCCTTATAAGACATGGCAGGATGTTAATTCAGAACTTCCTGACATAGAAATACGTGTGTATGGCCCACCAACAACATCAGGCACAAGAGCAAGTTTTGCTGAGATTGTTAATGAAAAAGCATACTGTAAAAAAGACCCTGAAGTAAAAGCAATTGGGTATAAAGCAAAGAACTGTCGTGCAATGCGCACTGACGGAGCTTACATAGAGGCGGGCGAACAGGACAACCTGATTGTCCAAAAGCTGAATGAGGATTTAACTGCATTTGGTATATTTGGGTTTTCGTATTTGGATCAGAACAGTGACACGGTACAGGGTGCAGAACTATCTGGTGTTATACCAACCTTTGATGCTATTGCTGAAGGCAAGTATAAAGCATCACGTGCTCTTTACTTCTATGTCAAGCATGCACATGTTAATGTTGTTCCGGGTATTGTGGAATACATGACTGAGTGGACAAAGCACTGGAGTGATGATGGTATCCTTGCTGATTCTGGTATGATCCCAATGAGTAAAGCAGAACGTAAAGAAATGATGGATAGAATGAACAGTCTGCCAGTATTACAAGCAAGCGATTTAGAATAAAGATATTAAAACGGACTGTAACATTTTTGTCCAAAAATAGTTAAGTGTGTTGTTTATTGGCAACACCCACCTATAAGTAATTGCTAGAGTTATTTGTAGAAATACCGTAACTGTAACATTTATACAACAAAATTTAAATTGGAGATATACAAATGAAAAAAATCGTAGCAATAGTATCAGCAGTTGCACTTGCAACAATTATTGGATGTGGTAAAGAAGCAGAAGCCGCAGATGATAACTGGAATACATCTGAACACAACTACAACCTCAACAGTGGTAACTGGGGTGTAGAAGTTAGAACCATGGGCAACGATGATTACGATCACGTTGAAGGAAAGTACAAGTTATCTGACAGCTTAGAGCTTG